TAACGTTCCGCATAACTTGCGGACTACTGGATTACGCTAAAAGCGCAGGCGTTATTACCGTCAAAGTTAATGCGCTGGTTAGTTTTTATAAGGAGATTGGATATGTTGAATAAAATACCCTTTATAGGTTGGATGTTTACTGCTATTGCCGCCGTTGGTCTTGCGGTGCCTTTCTGGTTTTTCTGGACTGTTTGCGGGATAGGAGCAACATATTTCTATTTTGTCCCTGAAGTGTTCAGGGTGATTCCTTTCTGGGATTGCTTCGGGCTGTTTATTGTTATTTTGATTGTAAAAGGGACATTAGTGCCGAAATTATTTAGCGTGTCAAATACGCAGAAGGTTGGCGAAAACTAACAGTGCAATAAGTGGAAACAATTCCATCTATTAACGCCATTAACCAATAAACATGGAACCGAGTAGCAAACAAAAAACCCTGTGCCCAACAGCAGACGTTCTGCCAGGCACAGGGTTTAGTTTTGGTAGCAGGACAACCCCACCACCATATTTTTCATATAATGAATGTTATCCCAATAAGTTTAGTTTGTCAATTAATTATCTAAGGTATCACTCATTTAGATTTAAACTTATGCGCCGATAACGGCGAAGGTCTGACATGATATTTTGATATACCTGCCAGCTTACAACTGACATCATGCTTTTTCTTAGTTTGACAATCAGTATCATAAAATAGTCCATGGTTTCTTGTTGCGCCTGAATGCTCTCAGACAGGCCATCAAATCAACCCATGAATCAAAGCTTTTAATAGCGAACATCTGGGATCTCGCTTGAGTTGATATGCCGAACCAGGTCACTTAGAACCTGAGATTGACTTGACCCATTCACGCGCAACGCTCAATCCTGCGGTGTTCGTGTCGCCTTCTCCAATGAGGCTTGAAACTCCATCATCAAGCTGCTGTAGCGTTCGCTCAAGGTCGGAGCGGTCGAAGCAGGCAAGGTCAGGATTTCTGGAGCCGGGGGGAGCGGGGGGCACGGCACGGCGACCGGAACGGATTTTGCGCAGCCGCTTATTGTCAGCAACAAGGCCAGCAATAGTAGTTTCATATTCATGGTCGATGTTCTCCTTTATTCGTTTATCGGTTGCCTCTTTATCTTTGGCTAGTTTCTCAGCGGCTTCACCCTGGGCCTTGACGTTGGCAATGAAGTCATTGAACGTTGCTTGTACTTCTGCCCTTCCGATACTTCTTTCATGTGTTCGCCATCCGAAATATCCAACGGTCAGGGCGGAAACCAAGGCAGCTCCAGCAATCAGCTTGTAGTACCATGGAGTAAGACTCAACATTCTGCATCCTCGTATGCTTCAGGTGTTGTCAGAAGCTGCCCATTAACTATTTGCTCCAACGTATTGCCCTTCGCTATAAAATCAAGCGTTTCCCCGTTGTGGCTGTAAGGGTGAATAATGATACGCACTCCACTTTCCTCGATGTCGTTAATTGCTTGAACAGCAACGCGAAAATCAGGGGATATTTCTACCACACCATTTATGCCTTCTGACTTCACCTTTGTTCTCAGTAGTTCCTCTAATTTCATCACGTCTCCTTTGTTTTCTTTGCTTCAAGTCCAGTCTTAACCGCATCCGCACCAGCGACAACACCAGCATGTGCCACGTTGGCCCCCAGATACGAAGCCAGCGCCCATTTTGTTATTTCGATAAATCCGGTTTGGTCAAGTTTTCCCCATGCAAAGAAAATGCAACAGATTAAGGTAAAGCCCACTGCAAGCCAAAACTTTCTACCATACTTGAGTTTCATTGTTCCTCCCCAAGACATTTCCGATACTCTCTTTGCCTTCGATTAGTAAGCCCATTTAGACGGACAAGCGGATATTCCCACTTACCTGTTCTGGGATTCTTTACTTTCGGCTTGGTTCGATCTCGGTATTTATCAAATTCAAGTATGGTTGCACATGCCCCTGCATAATCACCAATTGACAGCTTCCATGGAATAGATGATGCACAGAAGGCCCCTGTGCCAATATTATAGGAAAGTTCCATGAATGCGTTGTACTCGTGCTGGTAAAGGTCAACAGTAATACATTTCTTTAGTGAGGTCTCCATGACCATTATTTCCTGCATAGCAAGAGTGAGAGCTTGTGGGGGCGTGATGGTGTCGCCTTTCTTTACAGGTGTTCCATCTGGCTTTCTTGTGCTTCCGAACCCGTAAGTAAAAATTCCACCTGAATCAGGATAGGCACGGTCACTATACCCCTCAGACATCACCAAGGCAACTAGGGCGGTCGCTGAAAGGAATAGTGCTGCAACTGCTCTGCGGTCTATTTTTGGCATTTTTTAAGGTATTCTTGCATATATTGATAGGCGGGGCTGGATGAATCGCAACCATCCCAGTCCTCAAATTGTTCTCCAGCAAGTCGCTGAGCTACAGCTTCAGTAAAATCGCTAGACAGTCCGAGGAATTTATGCTTATCATTAATTACTATTCCGCTCCGCCACTTCTTGTTGCGTTTGCTCCACATAACGCCCTTGACCCCTGACGTGTTATTTTTGGGGCTTCCCGTATTCCTGAGATTGCAGACGTTGGATACTTCACGAAGGTTCTCTATTCCGTTTTTTGCCCTATCTCTATTGATGTGGTCTACTTGATTCTCAGGGAAATAACCGTGATGCCAAAGCCATACAAGCCGATGTTCAAGGTATGCTGTGCCATCAATCTTAATATGGACATATCCATTGTTTGCGATACACCCTGCATGACAGTCTTTATTCCTGCCACCGCCAGTCTTTCTCCAAAACAAACTTCCATCTCGATAGTCAAATAACTCTTTTAATCTTTCCTGCGTCAACATTTCAAACTCCTTTGAAATTTACTCATAAGTAAATTCAGGGCAGGCGGTGAGTAGCCGCTTTTCGGGCTCGATTCCCTATCCCTAAAATCTTTATTTATTGTATCATATTATTGTAATTATTGCAAAATATCATCACTGTTTTCCGTGTTACACGATAAGTTTCTCTGAAAAAGCAATCTCGCATACATCCCAGCCATGATTACTATCAGTGACAAAACACCAAACCAGACACGCGGTAGATCATCGATGAACAGTGGCAAGAATATACCGCACACCTCAAGCACGGCAGCCAAAGCCATAAAGCGAAATGACCACGCTGTTTTTGCTATGACTTTCCAATCATCAAGGAGGGAAATATCCACTACCTTACGCATGTATCACCAATAGTAAAAAAATAAACCAACAGGAGAACTTACTCCAGCCCACATAAGCCATCCCATCCAGGGACTATACACTTGTGCCACTCACTCCCGAAGATTCTTGTTTGCTGCCAGGAACCCTGTCTTGTTATCAAATGCTTCATCGTGCATCAGACAACACCCGCTCAGGTCATAATCCCACCATCTATCCGGCCAAAGAGTACATGCGTTCATGCCCGCTCCCGTAACCTAATCAGTATCTCGCCCCGATTATGGTCTATGAGGTCTTTTACCTCGCTTGCCGTTTTTGCATACATTTCTCGACACGAAGTACAGATAACTCCGGAATCATGATTTCTACCACATTCCTTGTGGCATTTAGGACATATAAATAATGGACTCATTTACTCACCTCGATCAGCTAATACCCTTACAACGGATTTCCACCTTTTGCGAGACATTATCAAGGCAAGAAACAACTTCAGCCCACCGGTTAGCGTCTGCTAAATTATGGGCCGTGATTATGGCCTGTATTCCCTCGACTGAGCGGTGCAGTTCTAACACATCCATCATTGTCCTTTTGCTCTCTGCCGCCCTGTCTTCAGCACATTTAAGAGACATCCTGTCATGAGCGATGTAGCTGACAAACCTATGGCTACCAGTTTCATCAAAAACAGCCGTTCTTAGCTGACCGACATAAATTTTCATGCTGATAATCATCCCGATGAAACCACCAAGCTGAATACCCCAATTTATTGCATCTTTGATTTGTATAGGCTCCATCCGTAGTCACTATTGTTTAATTAGTCTTTCTATCCAAGAAAATATCCTGGAACAGGGAGAGACGTTATCCTTCTTTTCCTTCACTTTTAGATACCCGTAAAAACCAGCGCACGCTATCACTCCAATTATGAATCCGGTCATATCTACTCCTGAGAATTATCTTTTTGGATAGTCCGAGAAAATCAAGTTACTTCTGTTTCTGCCGTTACATTCACCATCTTTTCGATCACAAATAGAGTGAATCATCGTGCCAATCTTATTCGTCGGCATCCCCTCAGCAAGATCTTTCGCATTAGAAGATGGCGCCAGGTAGTCCCATGATTGTAGCTTGAAGGTTTTGCCGCCATCCAGCGACCATACAGCAGCAAGTAAGGAATTAAGTTTATTGGGGAATGGTGGATATGGAATAACTGAGGGAGTTGTTATCCATCCAAGATGGTTCGCACCGTAAACGGCACTGGAAATATAAAGCTCTTGCGCTGATGGTGCAAGGGTGTCAGGTGAACTAGGCCATGACCCGCCCCATCTGGTAACATCACCAGAGCGGATAAACTCTGTCACATTAACGATTGTCAATGTCGTCTTAGCTACCCCCTGGCAACTGATAGTCACCTGCCCAGATGTTATCCCATGCATGATTGTTGCCAATCCACTTCCGTTTATAGATACAAGATTGTTATCACTGCTCTCCCAAGAAACTTCTCGTGTAATATTTTTCCCTGAATCAAGCGCGACAAACTGCTGTACTCCAACTGTGGTAAAAACCCCAACACTCTCAGGGTAAATCTTTATATTGCCGGTCTCTCTCGTTGTTGTGCCGCTATTCTTCTTGTCCTGTTTTGGTTTTATCAAAAAATAATAAACACAAATTAGCACCAATGCTAAAATAATTAATCCTGAAATAATTTTCATTTTGCTACCTCTTTATTTATAAAATAAAACATCAATATTAGCCAACAGCATTCCCCTACCCATCCACACTTAGGGCACTCTTCTTTATAATCAGGCAATCTTGTATTGCATTCAGGGCAGTATGATTTCATCACCACTTACCAATTATTTATACCGGAAGAAAAAACATTACTACTTCAAACCACGTCATCATGATAGCAGCTTACCCGAATCCCTTGGAGTTCCTAGGATAAAGGTAAAAGTAGTTGGCATGGCTGGCATTAGGTCAAGTTCAATGCAACTATAATTTGGTATATCAATTTCAAGTTTACCGGTTTCAGATGGAAAACCACCATTACCAAACACTTCCTCTGCTCTTCCTTCCCAATGCGCTGGAACTCCATCTAATTCTTCCACCCAATTGATTGCATCAGGGTTGGCGTAAATAGGCTCTACTCCAGATATAGCGTTAAGCTCCTGCACATTCCTTGCAGCTTTTTTCAGTGCATAAAGCCAGTCAAGCTCCTCCGTGGTTACTGGCTCAGTAACAAGCTCTTCGTTGATGTAGGTGTAATTCCCATCGGCATCCAGCACAGGGACCTGCTCTGTAATCGTGCGAGTAACAACGGCATTTGCTCGATTTAATTTCATAAAAATTCGCATTTTATCACCCTAATTCGTTACCATAAAATCTGCTATATCGCCCATGATGGATGTTGTACCGTTTGAACCGATGAAGAAGTTTGTCCCGAAAACTGGAGCCGTTGTGGTCGATGTATTGCTCGTAGCTGCATTGCCATCAACTTTTATATCTAGAGTGTTGTCCGATTTAATATACGCTTCAATTATGTACTGTGTGTCTTTTACAAGGGTCATTGTCCGAGTTGCTTTACCGCTTACCCCTGCAAGCTTCTTTTCGATGTATATGCTTGTCCCATCTGAGATCACAGCAACATAGTTATTAGCATCAGTCCCAGAGTATCCAAGGTATGAAGTAAACCCAGCAACAAGAGCTGATGGAGTCCATGAAAACTTAAATTTCCTTCTGCCGCTGCTAGGGATATTGCCGCTGACTGGAATTGATGCCAAGACGGCTGATCTACTTGCTGGCCCGCCTTCGTAAGGCATGATTGAGGTGCTGAAGGGGAGTTCTTCGTTTGCAGGTACAATAAAAAAACAGACACCGCCAGCGTTACACTTTATTTCTGGTCTACCTAGCGCTATAAGAGTTCCTGTTTTTGTATACCTAGTAAACGCCGTTCCAGAAAAAGATGCCTCTCCTGCGACACCAAGTAATTTTAAATGGGGATATCCTGTAGCCCCTGCGACTGCGTTTCTAGCTATAACACTGGCAGAGCACAATGTTCCTATTGCAGAATCACCGTTCACATCAACAATAGCCTGAACAGTCCCTAACCTATTATCCAGCTTATAAACCTTCCCCCCATTGACAATCTGCCCCAACTTGGCGGCATCGATAGCGGACTGATCGGTGACGATGGAGAGGACGGCGGCTACATCACCACTGAGGGTCATGCCGGTGATGGGGTTCTGGAAGACGGTACCGTCGTGATAGGCTTTGGTGCCTACGTAGTCGATGCACTCTTTTCCTGTCTCCGTAGCGGTAAAGGTAAGCGTACCTGTGATAAGATACTTTGCTCCAACAGTATTTGCTGTACCTGATACGAGCGTAGCAACAGCACCCCAATCGAGAGAGATACGAGCCACAATCTCGTATGTTTTGCCTTTTACTGCCGTACCGCTTGCAAGCGTTGACCCATAGGCATCAGCCCTCGGCCTGCCCTCACAGATACATAAGTTCGTGCTCCCACGCTCAAAGGTCAGACCTTTGGATGGGATGGGAGTTCCGTCTGCCTCGGATATTGACCACTCTTGAACTGGCACCAACATGGTCGGTATATACTTATAAGTCTCAAGTCCAGGAGGTAAAATAATAGCTTCATCCATGGCCGACATTATCTTTTGATGGCCTGTAATTAGTGGATGTACTTTGTCAACTGCGTAGTCAGAAAGGTCTAAGAGTACAGAAATATCGACGACTGTAACTTTATCATCACCAACAAACATAGATTTTAACTGTGCATTATAATCTCTTAACCAACTCAATTTTGTTCCTGTAAATGCAGGTGATTCTTGAATTGTGAAAAGCAATACGTTATCAGATGACAGTTTGGACGCCTCAGCTATGAGGCCGATTTGTGCAATCATTCCAGCTACGGGGTCAGAGCTTCCCATATCAATATCGTTTGTTCCACCATTGCACGTTATGATAGGGTATGTTTTTCCAGATATATCTGATACAAGCCTAGCTCTTATCTGGCTAAGAGTCTCCCCAGGCACAGCTTTTTTAAGAAGATCAAGGTTGTACTTGTTTGCATACAAGTTATTATAATTGTTTGAAACGGAACTAAAACCAACTCCGGCAGAGGATAACCCAATAGAGTCTCCGTTTGCATAAATAGATGTCACTATTTTCTCACAGACATACAACTCTGCGACATCAAAAACATGCGCCCCTGATGATATTTTTCGCATACCAACATTGACAGTTGATAAACATTTTCCCAATTCTGCTTGTGTAGTTGACCACATACCTGATGGAATATTAGACATCTGGCTAGAAAACTCTGCCCCTGTCAGAGATATCTGCAAGTCGTTAAATACGGCATCAATAACTCTCCACTTAACCCTAGCGACCATATTGGTATTTTTAGGGACAATTATACTGTTTTGGTGTAAACCTTCTTGCGTAGAGCATGTAGCCCTTTGGTAGCCATCTCCAACTGTGATAGTAGTTGTTGAATAATTATACCATCCACTTGACGCACCTGGTACGCTCAAGTCGCTCGTGTATCGTAACCTGTTCTCGTTTGACATCCGCAACCCAGAGAACGCAGGAACACCACTGTCAATCTTGCGGATCAAGCCCTCGTTATCAGCAACGTATTGTGAGCTACTACGAGTAAAGGTGATCGGCCCAGTGCCTTTGGCTACATCAAGGTTTCCGGCGAAGTAGGCACGGAAGAAAGTGTTTGCGCTTCCAAACCGCACAAGTCTTAACGCTCTATTCATAGCTAACCTTAAAATGCGTAGAGGGTGACTTTACCTACGGCAGATGCCACAGTGTTACCAGTCAGCGTCACCGTCAGCGCCCCGACGAAAGGGGAAGGGGAAAAAGATTCAAGCCGTCCAGTAGCCGTCAACGTCCCCGATGCAATCGTCACGCCAAGCGAGTCTTTAATCGTAACCGTTAATGTGTCTGGAAGCGTAACCGGCCCAAAGACAACGCCAACACCTGACAGATGCCCACCCTCAAGATGCTCTGACGTATAAACAGCCATTGCATTCGGGGTTGCGTCGTATGTGAAGGTAAATGTTTCAGCTACGACTTGATCAAATCCTCCTGCGGCTGATTTTCCGATGTATGTTGAATATGTTGCTGTGCTTGACATGATATCTCCTGTAGTTTAAAGACAAAAAGCCAGAAACAGGTTTTATCCTGCAACTGGCTTGAAGTGCATTCCTGGTATTTACACGGGAATGCGATCAGCTTATATTGTGGTACTTTAATGCAATTTTGTCAGCCTAGCTTACATCCATGAGCGCAAATAATCGGGATAGAAGATGTTAGAGCGGACAATGGTTTAAGTTTCCCACATATTGAGCATTTTAGCCCGTATCTGTCAGACATCGGCAACTGTTTGAATCTGACCATCCTTTCCACTTCCCGCGCGAACCTTTCCAATCCCGGCCATCCCTCAGCGAGAGGTCCAGCATCGTTTGTTCTATTAAAGGCGTCTCGCAACTCTTCATCTGTTAATGGCTTTATCATCTTACATTATATCATTTTTTGTACTATTTTCCAAAATAAAATTATATGTCAAAAAGCTTAATACCTTTTGGAGAAAGAAATACTGGCGGATTTTGCGTCATCTGTATTTGTTGCAACAATTGCGCCCGTGTATCCTGTTTTTCTTTAAGCGCATGGTATGCCAGGATTGTGAATCTATATTCCGCGCTCAATCATTCAACTCTCCTTTTATAGTTGGAGTCATAGCCGGAATCGAACCGGCACAACGGGCAGCCCACGCCGCCACTCTTATTGCTGTCACCAGACATCCGGCATAAACAATATTACCACAAAAACGCCGAAATAAAAAGGAGATTATGTTAATTGTTTATGGTACGCCTCGAAAATGCGCTGTGTCAGCATCTGCACAGAATACGCCTCAAACTCTGATGATGGATCATGTTCCCCTATGCTCGTCTTTATTTCTTGCCAAACATGAACAGCTTCATGCGCTATCAAACCTACTATCTGTCCCTTGGTATAATCTTTTTTATGCTTCTCATCCATGCAAATAATAGCAGCAATTTTCCTTCCATTCATTTCAATAAAATGTGTTGTTGCTCCAGTTCCACTTGCATTAAATTCTGGCCTATCTTTTTTCTTTATTCCGTTGGCCCTTAACTCTTTAAAAAATGATTCTTTGTTTTTACACACTGATAACGGTATTGGGCTTGTAATCAATTCGCTGTTAATTTCTATTGCTTTGTTTCTCAATTTTCCATCCTATTCAAGAAATTCATCTGCACCGAGGTTATCCTGTTCTTTATTGTCTCAGTGCGCTCTTTATCTTTCCTTGCTTCTGCCAGCTTTAACGACTTGAGGAGATTGGTCAGTTGCTTCTCTGCCAGCTTGGATCTTCGGTATAATTTAAATTCAGGGCTTGCCGAAACCCTGGCCCTCTCGAAAGGCGTCTCTGCTCCATCGTACCTTTGTTTTGCAACATCCCATTCTTTTACAGCCTCATAATAGCGATTGCTTATTGCCCTCTCATTCCATGAGCCCGTAAACCTTCTGGCAAATGGCACGTTATTTACCTCTAATTCGCCAGTAGCTGCGCGAACCGGAATATGAAGGACATTGCTCACGAACTTGCCAGTTGAACCGGTGACGGTATCATATAGCATGTCAAGCGTTTCAGGAGACATATCCACAAGACCTCCCTTGAATCTGTCGCCTCCTGTCATTCTGTTTACCATAGAAGTGACAATTTTTGAGGTTGGTGAAACATTCTTCCAATATCTTTCACTGTCTGGTTTTTCCGGCCCGAATGGGTTTTGATTCGGCATAAGGTCATTGCCCATGAAATTCTTGTTCTCTGCTGCCATGACTATTGGGTCGGCTATCGTTGGTGATAATGTTTGCAGAATCGTACCGGATGCCAGAGGATTGAAGGCATTGGCAAAGGTAGTCACAACCCGCATAGCACCGCCAGCCGTGTTGTACTTCCTGCCCGTCATTGCCATGTAGAGCATATTTGCCGCTTCCGCCCCGATGTTGTTGAATCCGTTGTACCCGTATGGCATTGGGATGCTGATATATTTTCCTTTTGTTCCTGGAATCATAAAGATCATATTCCTTTCACGGATGAAATCAGCTATCCCTAAAATGTAAGGCTCACCAGAATCATCATCACCGCCACTTGCCAAGGCCAGAAGTTGTAAGGCAAAGCCACCGGCAACGACACCACCGACAATCTTTCTAACTTCCCGACTCTTGCCGATAGCCTGAATCATGCGGAGATTTCCCTGTATTCCGGCATTGGCGAACATAAAAAGCGCATTAAGCGCAGGACCTTGTTTACCTTTCTGCGTGAAGTCAACAGTTAATTTAGAGGCCACACTTGCCGCTTCTGATTTTGATACACCAGATTCAACCAAGTTCTTGTAAGTAGCCAGCCTCACCCCATTTTCAACAGCGGTATTCGACCGTGATACAAGTTTTTTGAGCGCATCGAGTTTCTTGAGAGCTGTGTGCCCTTCGCCGTACAGTTTCATTGTGTACTCAAGCTCTTTGGCAAGGTCTTCTATTTTCTCATATCCCTGCATCCATCCAATCTTGCCGCCGTTTTTAGAGAAGTCACGATACCATTTACCCATGTCAGTGCTATCATTGCCTGACTCTGCCTTGAAAATTCCCTTTATTGCTGGAAATATGTCTTTTGCTATCTTGGTGCGAAGCCCTTTATTCTCTCTGATTTTCTCGTCTGATAAGTGGATAAAAGCAGTCTGGAAATCACGGACGAAGTTAGAGAGAACAAATTCAGGGGAAAGCATGGTGTTAATCATTGCCAGGTAACGATTCACCTGTGACAGCTTTGCCATGAGCGGGCCAAGTTGTGCATCTTGACCTTTGATGGAATCCAAGAAACGGGCTACAGTTCTTCCTTGCGGTGTCCGTTGGTCGGTGTCGAACACAATCAGCTTCTTTTCGCTGACCATCTTCTTTTCACCACGGACGGTTTTCTCTACCTGAACCTTTATAAAAACACCATTTGGCGGTTCCTGCATGGTAGGATACATGACAACATTGCCTTCCTTGTCATGGGTCGGTTGTTTGGCAACCTTCTCAATAGTCATGCCGGAATCAGGATTATCCAAGACAAATTGGTAGAGGGCTTTTCCTGCTGCCGCCTTGTGCTTTCTGTTCACTGCCGTTTCATAGTTCTGCACAGAATGAGCGACGATATTAACGACTTCACGCATTGAACCCATTGCCACTTTCAATGGCTTTCCAGTTGGCCCTGTTATACGCCCTACTGTTGGCGTGGTGTCAAGGAATCCTTCACGCTGGAGAGGGACGTAATGTTTGTAGCCGGTGACAATGCCGTTGTATTCATCATCAGTAAGTTCTCCTGAATCATGCAGGGCTTCGACTCCCATTCTATTGATAAGGTCGAGTTTCTTCTTGGCTGATTGCATTGACTTAAAGCGTGGGTCTTTCTGCCACTTGTCGATAATGGCTTGCCCCTCTTCATCAGTCATGCCGGAAAGTCTTGGTGATTCTTCCGACCACTTATCGGTAAGTTTTTGAGTGGCCTCTATCCTGTCCAGAGCGTTATCAATTTCACCCTGCTTGCGCTCCGGTGTCCCTTTGGCAATCTCTTCTTCGGTAAATTCCCTTGCGTCAAGTTCTTTCTGCCGTTCAGCTATCCTGGCCTCACGACTATCAATATCCGCAATCACCTCGTCGATGAGTTCCAGGTAACCCTGTTGCGTGTCCTTGCTGTCAAGGTCATCTTCCATCACTGTCTTGGAACGAAGGTCAGACATGGCCTGTTTCCACTTCTCGGCCTCTGTGTCAGTCATGTGTTTAAGAAATTCGTCAAGTTTGCGCTTGGCATTAACCTCACGCATCCGCTGATTTCTCTCAGAGGCATGTAATCCGTGTCCGTATTCCTCAAGGTCACTGACGGTAAGCTTTGCCTGTGCAAGTTCTTTCAGCATAGGCTCGACTACCGTTTCCCTTGTGCGCTGTACTTCGTCGGCTGTCTTCTTGCCCCGCAGTTCTTCAACCGTAACCATGTCGTTTTTGACGGTCTTCTTATCGGCTTTTGCGTATATCCGCTTGCGTGGGTCGTTGGTGTTCAGCCAGTTATAAACGAAGTTCTCAAACCGTTCTTTCCACCGCTGGGATGATGCTGTAATTCTATCAACAATGTCTCGGCGAATAGTTTCAACCTTCTCTGATACGGCTGAAAGGCTTATATCGTCTTCGGTATTTTGTGCTATATTATCGTCGCTATTCCACGTTGAAGCAACTGAGTTGCCTTGGTTCATGTGGTCAAAACCATTTTCCGCTGTTTCCGTCTGCGGGATTCTGTCGGGGGTGGCTGAGAGGTTGTGATCTTCCTCAAGGGATTGATTCATCTGATTAGCCATCTTCTTTGCCTGAAATGCCAGCTCCGTGCCGGATTTGCTTGAAAGCTCAAGAAAATGCTTGAGGTCTCCCGACAATGACCCCATGTAATCTACGAATGAAGAGGCGTCTATATTTTCACCTTTCAGCACCTCTTTAATGTCCGCAAGGTATCGGTCTTCAAGCTCGGAGTGGGTCAGGTCCAATTTGTCGGCCTCACTGTCAGCCATATCGTCTTGGCTCCAATTTATCCATGTCTCAGCCAATGATGCGCCAGAGCCGGTACGGGAAAGTCCCGCTATCCTGTCGGTCATGCGCCGCCTGAATATGAATTGAGCCTTCCGTATTACCTCTTTTCTCTCGACCTGTTTCTGCTTCTCAAGGAATAGGTCAGATTTGTCTATCAATGAGCCTTTACTTTTTTCAGCTGAGAGATTGGCCGCACCATTATAATCCACACTCACCTCATGCTGCCCGATATGCACCACCGTCGAGATAACATCACTCAACATATTCCGGTCGGTAATACCAAGGGCCTTGCCAACGAGGGCAACAAGCCTATCCCACAGCGTCTTGATTGTGCTGTCTGTTGACGTGGCAGGGATGGATTTCAGTAACTCCTGAAATGACTTGGATGAAAACGCCTGTGCAAGAAACTCTTCCGGTGAAGATAGTGCGTAAGCGGTCGCCATTTCCTCGTCGGTGAATCCTTTGCCCTGCGCCTTGTCGAGAAACTTCTTCGACTGCCCCTCTGACTCCTTAGCAAGTGTCAATAATTTGGCATCCACCTTTCGGCCTACCTGCTTCATCATCTGCTTGACTTGCAGCCTCAGGATCGGGCTGGCCTTCATCTCCTTGACTGTCACGGCATGGACTGCCTCATGGAGCATGGTGTTGTATGCCAGGGCGTCGGCGTCTTTCAGGGCAATAGTAATACCATTGCTTACATGGTACGATGAATGGGCCACCTTCGCAAACGACACCGGAGTGTTCAGCAACTTCTCGTCGCTGATCGTCTTTCTTAACAGCTTTGCAAGTGCGGATGTTGCCGCATTGCCGTTGCTGATTGCCGCCGTCAACAGCTGGTAGGCGTTGGTTATCCCGGCTACGTCTTCATGGGTCTTTTTGCTGATTGTGTCGGTTATGGTGGGGGAGTCAATTGAATAAAAAGACTTATTTGGATAAGCAATGGATGCTGATTTTTTTATATCTTCTGCTGTTTTACTTTCAAACGGAATACGCCATCCGATTCCACCAGCACCGCCAGTACTAACATTATTTCCACCCCAATTATCCCCGTCCATCCCATTATTTTTGACGTACCAGATATCCTTGTCGCCGATAACAAACCATTCTCCGCCGCCGTAGATATTCTGCGTGTCGGCATATCGCTCTCCATCTGGGGTATTAGAACCTTCTGGGTGCTCCCCATCCTTCTTTATTTTATCCGCGATTACGCTTAATGCCGCCTTGGCTCTTTTAACTTCATCTCTGGCCTGTTCGGTATCCCGCAATGTTGCGGATTCCTCGTCAGTCGATTCTCTGGCTATGGCAGAGAAAACATGGCCCCGATCATCGCCAACGCCAAAAGACATACCATCATCACTGTAATACCTCTTTGACGCTGATAGTATCGTAACGTATCGAGGTCCAGTATCACGAGGATTGCGGATTGTTTGACCTGCCCTCATTTCTCGATATCCGTAGCCCTCTCCGCCGCTAATACGGAATTGTTCGCCAGGTAGAACGCCAGCACCGGACGGTCCTTCTGCCCCATACTGGCGCAAGGACTCAGGGATGTCTCCCGTCACGTACCACTTCTTTCGGTCTCCATCAAATTTCGCACCGGCTCGTTTCGCTTTGATGCGGTCGTCGTATGGAACGCTTAAATAAGTCTTGTCCCGCTTTGCCTCTTCCGCTACTTCCTCTTGTTTAGCTGCACTTTCCACCTCTTTTCTATTTTTGACGGCCTGAATAGCCGCGTCCATTCGTGATTTCAGCTCTGGATGTTTCTCTATCCCAAGTGTCTTTAGTTTATCAACCCCGTTTTGATATATATATTCAGGGGCCTTTTCCTCAACATATTCAAGCCATTTCTTTAATTCAGGCACAGATGAAAGATCTCTTGATTTAGCCGTTTGCTCTCCAGTAAGAGGATAAATCGTTGTCGTTGATCCGTACTTGTTTGACTGAATATCAACATTCGCGGGGGTGCTGTGTATCTCCCCTACCGCCCAACCATCGCTTGTTTTGTTGATTTCAACCTTTACCGGGTAACTCTTTCCCTCCCTTGTCGCCTCAAACCATTTACGTCCTTTCTTGGTGATGGTAAGAGTTTCTTGTGATAATCTTCCTGGCGGTAAAGGCTCAATCTTCTCCGCCACCTTCTCAGGTATTTCCTTTTCGGAAATAGCTTCAGTTGTCAAGGATTCCTCTACAACTGCCTTCAGCTTTATTGAGTGAGTGACGTTGTTTCTGTCAACAAGATTGATAGAATAAGATTGAAAAGCCATACCCTCCAGCGATTTATCGCCCACATATTTCTTCCCTTCACCCTTTTTCACATAGGCGATTGTAGCATGAGGCTGATAGTCAGTGAAGGTTTCGCCGGGAACATCTACAAGATCACCTACTTTCTTATTGGCAGAACGAAGCGATTTGCTTTTTATCTCGACCTTGACCACATCATATTTGTCATTCTCAAAGATAGAAACTTCACCAAATTTCGCGTCTATCGGGGGAAGAGAAGAAAGGTCTTTCAGCAACGCCGGATCGTCAATCGCAAGGCCGTATCTTACAGTTATATGTGGCTCTGTTTCTCTTCCGTAAGAATCATCTTTTGGGTCGATGTAAAGCTCTTTGTCGGGTATTGATTTTCCAAACTCAATCAACTTTGTTGCGGCTGGCCCTGTTACATTTATCTGAGTGTTGCTGAAATCGTGAACCTGCTTTTCCTTTGCATCACCATTAGTTAAGGGAACGGACGTTTCGTTTACCTGAATGCCTAACTGTCCGGCAGATTCGGATGGTTTAGACGTTGTTTTAGACATTGCATCCATCTTCTCCGCTGCGGCCCGCATGTGATCGGCGGCGGTCATCTCGGATATGGGCTTTTGCTCTGATTCTGTGGCAAGTTTTAATGGTGTTTTGGTAGCTTGCTGTTTTTTCGACCCCGAAAATCTCTGGTTCGCTTCATACATCAATGCAACGAATCCGCGCTCTGTCCCTTGAAGATCATCCACATTGCTTGGCATATCCAGAATATCGGCCACATCAAGCCATGACTCGGCTATTGTCTTCTCTCCAGTAGTCGAGTTGTAGGATGTAACGCTTCCCGGCTCCATCCCGGTTGATGCTTTGAGTTGGCCGATGAATAATTGTTGGACGCCTTCGGGAAGGTTGAAGTATGTTTTTTCCCAAAACTCTTTTGTGGCCGCTTGCGGAGAGATCCCTTGCTCGTCCATGTCATCAAGCGCACCCTGTCCCTGAGATTCGAAGGCAAGTCTTTTGGCTATTCGGTCGATGAATGAACCTAATTTTTTGCCCGTATCGTCAATTTTTGGAGTAGCAGATTTGTCACTCGAAGCCGGGGCCACGGTATCCGCTGTTGATTGTTGCGTAAAAGACTCCGCGCCGGGAGAGGCCATCTTCCCGGCGTTTCCAAGTTGCGCGTCATCTTCCGAGATAGGCGTGGGGAGTGCTTTGTTAAGTTTCTCTTCTCTCTTCGCCTGCAACTTCTCCCTAAGTGTCATCTTCGGCACTTCCGGGGTATATTCCTCGTATTGCGCTGCCGCTTCCTGCTTTGCGGCCTTGTTCCTGGTAATCCTCTCCAATAAGGCTGAACGCTTGCCGGTCTTGGCTATGTCTTGAGCCTGAACCGTCTCGGATGTGTCGGCAAAGTCGTTCATCAACTCGTCGGTTACTGCCTGTCTGTCTTCGGTCTGCTGGAAGTCCTTTGTCGGTGCGTAGATGGTTCCGGCTGATGACCTGGCAGGGTCGATCAAGCTGGCCTTGCGGCGGTCTTCAATCAACTTACCGTCTGTCTCCACGTCTTGTGAACTCTTTGCTTTATTTTCCTTCTTTAACTCCATCTCAAGTGCATTCTGATACTCATGCAATGACGCATACTTCCCGCCGCTTACGGGGATGTCGCTTATGGAAGAGAATCTTCCTCCTCCTCCAAGCATAGCAGATAACGACACACTAAACGACGTAGCATACGGAGACTTAGCGGCCTCTTCAGGTGAAGGCCACTTATCCATATCACTGGCTATGTCTTCATCTGATTTTCTGAATAATTCATGAACATTTTTATTATAAAGAGGGTCGCTATCTCGTTGCTTTTCCTTTGCGACCTGGATGTCATATCTCCCCATTTCCTCAAGAATGCTTGTTTGTGTCGCAGTGGGCAACGAGTTCCATTGTTTTGTAGTGTACGAGCCTAGCGGGTGGTTTATGTTGCCATCAGGCTGGACTATGGGTACAGGTTGAGCAGTTCGTACTGACTCTGACGCCTGCGAGCTAACGTCTCCCTCTCTTCCCACTTGCATAATTCTACCCGCATTTGGCGTGACACTTCCCGCCATTCCTCTGGGGTCAACTTCTCCTCCTGGTATTTGGGATGGAATATCTGTTGCAACATTTTCCACAGCCGACTTATTAATTTCACTCTGTCCTCCTTGTGCTTGATTGTTATTCTGCATCTCCTCAAAGGATTTCTTCCTGCCAGCGGCAAAGGCCATGTCCTCTACTGCACGGCTGGCCTCTTCGTCGTAGTTCTTCCACGGGTCTTGTCTGGTTGCAGTTTCAGTAATACTATTTGCCTTGGATAATGCGTTGCTGATTACTCCGGTTGGCTTTGATGTTGGCTTGAATGCCTGTTCGATGTCACGGACTGCCGGGTCTTGAGGCAGTGCTGATATTTCAGGGTTGGCTTCCTGTTGATTTAGCCGGTTCATCGTCTGAGATCCAGATTCCATGCCGCCTCCTTGGAACGCACCTACTATAAGACCCTGACCTGCCGATTCTGCCGCACCTTCGTCCCACGGCTTGCCCATAGCAAGGTTTGTAAATACCTGTTCCTGATACGACTGAGGCATTTCCTCAAGCGCACCTTCTTTGAACATGGTTTTTGCAATCTCTTTGCCTGCTTGTAGAATGGTAGTTCTCTCTCCACTCCGGCCAGCAATGGCAAGCGCTGCCTCTGCATCATGAAATCCTGGAACCTTGGAAGACAGAACACCTATTGCAGCCGTGCCAAGTCCTGCACCGATAGCAGGAAGAACTGTTTTACCCCACCCTCTTCCTTCCTGCCTACCCTGTTCCTGTATCAAACCTGTGGTGGTTGCGCCCTCTGCTCCTGCTCCTGCCGCCGTGATGGCCGCCATTGTTGCAGGATTAGCAAAGAACTTGCTGGAGAATGCCGCCGCCTCTGCTGTACCTTCGGCGATTCCAGCCTTGGCAAGCGCAGAACTAAGCATCTTGGTTGCGACTCCCCGTGCAACTCCTACCCCACCAATGGACAATGGTGCCGATTCAACGATTGAACCGAAAGCAGTTGATGGATTTTGAGCAAGCGCCTTTACAGTTGGAATAAAGCCCTTGGCGTCAGCTACATTCTGATTCGCCTCCTGCCGTTGAGTGCTGTAACCTGAATCAAGAATTTTCTTGGTAGCTGATGGGTCATAACCGAATTTAGCCAAGCCCTTACCTGCCATGTTACCTGTTGCGATATTTGCCAGCCCTACAGCCGATTCACCTAGACCGACTACGCCCTTTGTGGCATCTATGGCCGTGTCTTTGAGAAAACCGCCCACTCCCCTGCTTTCATCCTGAGTAGAACCTTCGTCGAACTGGTCGAAGAAGTTCTTCTTTTTTGGTTCAGGGGTTGTTTGGTCGAATTGGTCGAAGAAATTTGCTGCCATTTATCCACCTGGTAGATTTTAAAAAGACATCATTTGTTTGAAATTTATCTATTTATTATAGCAAATTTACATCTAAATAACAAGGATATGCATCTTAATATCCAGCAGGAAGAAAGCCATACTTCGCCTTAAATTCATCTCTCATATTTGGGTTTTTCTTCAAAGCATCAATGGCCGCTTGTGGCGCTTGTGGTTTATCCTGTCCACCAATAGCAAACGACTCTCTAGGGTTATTCTTGTTGTAGGCTATTGGTGTCTTTATCTCTTCCCCATCTATGGTATTGACACTTTCAGTAACACCATAGCTGTCTCTTGGTACAACCTGACCGCCAAGGGCTGCAATTCTGTTCTGTTGCCTGGTTATTTCGTCACTGCTCGCACCTCTTCCATAGAGTGACGCAAGCCGTTCCTGTTCGATTTTAAGGTTATTGGCATTACTGAAGTTGTCCATTGCCATCTGTCCTTCTTCCTGTAAGTTCGCAGTCTGCGCCTGTCGGTACTGAAGATCGGAAAGCAACTGCTGGCGTGATATTTCGTTACGGTCATTCTGGCTGGCATAGTCCATGACTTGACCTTGTGATGTGATTGCGGCGCTCCGTGCTGAATCAATGGCGCCAATGTCTTGACCTCTGGCGGTAAGTCCGTTGCGGCCTGCCTCAAGACCTACCCTGTCTGTTTCGTTATTCATCCGTGATATGGCTCGTTGCTCTTTCATATCAGCCACGCGGCTTAACTCTCCAGCCAAGGTATTGGAGTGGGGAGGAGCAACATATGAACTATCACTATGGACATTCATTTTAGCCATAGCTTCTCTTTCGTACCTAGCCAACCTTTCTAATTGCGCCAGCTTCTCAGGATGCCTCTCTTTCAAGGCACTCTCGGCAAACCGTCCTCTTTCGTCCAACGACATTGATTTATCAAACTGCACATCAAGATTGCCTAACTGTTGTCGTCCAGTATTCCCTATGATTGACTTTCTTGCTACCTGGCCTACGCTTTGTTGCTGGCCTGGCCGAGAAATACCTTGTGTGCTTTGTACCTTTCCGCCGTTGTTATTCCAAACTGTTTGACTTGGCTGTGTAGATCCCGTCAACTGTGTCCTATCCGCCAATGGGGAGTTAGATGCCATATTCCCTCCTGATGTACCGTTGGCACTGTGGCTAGTCCAAAGACCTCCGCTATCACCTGCGGATGGTTGCAGGCTGGCTATATCTTCCTGTGATAGTACGTTGAATCCTTTTCCGGAAAAGTCAGGTCTTGTCACAGGGTTAAACTTGGGGGGATTAACCCCAATATTACCAGGAGCAAAAGAAGAAACACTAGATTTTCTACCCTCAACGCCTCTATTGATGGCTGCACTATTGGCATTCATGTCACCTTTTATGACGTTGGATATTCCACGAACGCCCATACTTACAGGGTTATATCTGGCAACTGTCCCTAATGCTTGGGCTGGTATTGTCGCCATAGTTCCTACAGCTTGCGCCGCTTTTTCAGCCACTCCACCCTTCTTCATGCCACCGTTCTTGTAATTCTTCTCATCGTACAGACTGTAAACCGCCATGGTATATTCTCCTTTCAATTATTCAAACGCACCTACGTTCTGTGAAACAACACTATTCAGTGATGATATAGCACTTGCACCTACCGCTGAATATGTTTGCGCAGCCGCAGCTGCCGCCTGTACATTTCCGTTTATCTTATCCTGCATAGACCTTAGCCATGTACTTTCATGCTGGACGCTTGCCTGCATTTGGTCGGTCTGTGCTCCAATGACAAGCTGATCTCGTGACAATCTTGCCCGGTACAGGTCGGAGGTGGCTCCGATCATCTTTGCCTTGGCATCCGTATTGATACTGGCGAGTCTTGCCGCTGAATCTGGCGCCATCATCATTCCCCTGATATAATCAGAGGCCGCATTCATCGCTTTGAATCGGGAGTCCATGGCTTGAGTTATGGCAAACTTGATTGTATCAATCTTTATCTCTGCTTGCTTAGTGGCAATAGTGGTTGATGAAATCCCTATTTTACCGGATTGCTCATACCGTGCTTGGTTGAGATCGTGAATCATGCACGGTTGCGCCAGGGAATAACCCTTTGCCGAGTACCCTGAAACAAGGTTGTTTTCAACTCTCGCCCCTTCCCTGATAAACCTATCCCTCTCTCTCTGCCATAACTGAGACTCAATAGCTTCCGGGATACCTGTACCGCTATTGGTGATGGTGTTAATCAACCAGTTGGTTGCAGGATCAAAGGCATCTGCTGCTAGAGGGTAGTAAGTGGCAAAGTATCCTGCCAACTGGTTAGACAGAAGACCAACCAAATTATTAAGTTGTGCGTCATAAGTTAGAAGCGAATCGTCTACGGCTGGAACTACAGGCTCAACTGCGGTAATTACCGGAGGAAAGCTCAGATACCCACTACTAATATCCCGGCCTTCACTGAGATCAAACACCCTGTCCGCTGCATCATCGGCCTGCGCCACAAATTCATTGGCTGTAGCCAGTGCTTGTGTTATTATTTGAGCAGTAAGATCTTGAATTATTCCCATTTTATCCTCTATAATGTTTTAGGTTACGGTTGCACATATTCCGAGTAAGTTTTAAACACAGGGTTTCCGGTTGTCGGTGGTGGAGAGGGGTAATTGTTCAGCATATTCACATACCCGCCATTTCCGTACAATGTTATATCCCAATTACCAGGCTCTATTGTCCCCTTTATCTCTGACAGTATTTTCCATACGTCTGCCTCTGTTCTTCTGTCGATGATGCAAGCGTGGTACTTGGTCACTGCATCAACTTCGTCATACAGTTCAGCAACTCCCAGAAGGACAATACGCCCATGTCTTGCGTAAATCGGCCTGACATAGATAAGTTTGTCATCAGGTATAGGGAGAGATACAACCCATCCGCTGAATGGCGATCCGCCATGAATTGACACAACCTTATTACCCACATCGTCGCAGACACAAAGGAAATAATCTCCAGAATCATCAGTTCCAGCGTAGGTAATTATCGGCCTAACTCCTGTCGTCCCCACAGCACTCGGAAGTGACAGTGTGGCTTGCTTTATGGTGTCAGTGTCAAAATGTAGCGCGCCATATTTTCTAGTCCATGAGTACACGCCACTTGGGCAGTGAAACATTATACCGTCATGCGGTTGCTGGTACTCAGTGGAATAATCTGTTGATATATTCGGGTATGGGAGAAACTGCCGTACCAACTTAGACGCCTGCAAGTAGTCGAATAATAGGCCTTCTCCTAATGACTCTGTTGATTTACTTACCATCAATTCTTTAAACACTGTGCTTTTTACAAGTAATGTATTTCCAGTGTCACCGTTAAAAATGAGATAGAACATACTCCACTCAAATTCTGCCTCTATCGCCTCTGCTGCCGAAAATTGGCTGAGACTTTTCAGCCTTGCTATATCAGTGTTGATTGCTTGGCTACAATCTATTACCTGTACGATATGCAACTCTCCTGATGGAATCCGAGTATAAGCGTAAGTTCCTAAAATAAAAACCCCCGTAACATCCTGATGAATAGCATTGTAAATAACAGAAGGCATATTACCATTCCATACCTGACCTGAATATACGGGCCCACCACTAATAGATCCAGCCTCAATTCCAATGATTGAGAACAGATACCGCTGTGTACTGCCTGTTTGATATCTAGCTCTTCCTGTATATGATTTAAGGTATCTGTTTTTTCTCAAACACTGGCTCATAAACCTATGCCATCCATATTGATCGTAAACATAATTAACGAATGATGTGCGTCTCACGTTACTGCCGTCTGACTCAAACGATGATAGGGCGTGTTCGTCTTGTGATACAAGAGATCCAGCCATGTTGAAACTTGTCCTATATACAATTCCCTCGCTATCGAAGAACGGCATAACAGACGGGCTTACGGCTCCATAGGCACTGAACGCATTAGGCAGGGCAGGATATACTGCCGATTCTGCATCTGGCGTGCTTATCGTGGTGTTTATAGCTGTGCTTGTCGTCACGGTTGAATTTACATAAAATTCTCGCAGTGGGTTTATCGCTCCAAGCCAATACTCCGCCGAGGCCATGTATATCTTGGTCATGGTGGCCTTAATAACGACCAGTCCCATTGGCGCAGTGATCATTATTTTGTTGCAAGCAGCGACTACCTTGATGCGAAACCCGTCACGCACGGTAACATCCGCAGGAATTATACCGGCCCTCTTGATCTCGGCCAGCATGTTCTTTCCGACCTTTAGCCGCTTCTTGCTCCTTGTGCCGTCGAGAATCAAACTCATACTGTCTCGGTTTGTCCGTTGAAGCTTGTCCAGAATGACGGCGGGACCGACAACTCGTATGGCTGGAATGTCCCATCTGGAGAGGTCAAAACTATCGTGCTGCCAACCCCTGAGGCTACCAGACAGAAGACGCCAGCGCCATAATCCATGGAAGACCAACTTCCTTCATCGTACCAGTCTGCCCATTGTAATCCGTCGGGGTCGTTCGATTCTATAAGGGAAATAGCAACATCAGCGTATCCAGATGCGGTTGTGGCGTGAACGGTTGACCCTATGCCTGGGTCAGTTACACACACAACCCCGTTACCATAAGCAGCTACTGGCGAAGAAGAAATGTAGCTTGATACCCCGTCAGTCAATGTCCATGTTAGCGTGTCAGATGAGTGGACAAATTTATCAAGGCTTTTATCGTGAAAGACAAACTCTGCGCCGGTGAATAATAGCTCCTGATCGGATGTTGAATACGCGCTTACTCTTGATCTTACAGACCATACGTCACAGTCTGAAGATACATAGAAATCTACAGGACTATTGCCATGAGAAATCACGAACATGCCATTCCCGTAGGCGGAAAGTGATCCTGATATGTTGTACGTTTCGAGATTGGCGGATAGTTGCCAGGTATCCCCGTTATCATTTGAAAACATTACATTCTGATATCCACCAGAGTGGACGAGGATTTTCCCAGCGCCATAACAAATTGAAGACATTAAGGCCATGGATCTCGGCATTACCTTAACCGTCCAAGACAAGCCACCGTCATCTGACAAGGCTATCTCGTCTGAATATAGGCAGACAACACAGAAATGCGTCCCAGTGTGAACGATCTTTGGGGTTGTCCTACTGACGTTAGTGAAAGGAATTGGAGAGACTGACACAAAGTCTCTGCCGTTAAGTGACGTTGCTACGGCATCACCCTTGTCGGCCACAGCCATGAACATACCGCCACCAAACTTATTGGCTCGCCAATCACCAGCAGGCATCCTCGATATACACGATAACACTGTCATACTTTCCTCGATAGTGGAATTGGGTCAAACGTTGTTGTTTCAAGGTCGAAGTAACCACCGTTCTGATTCATAGTGGTAAAGTTCCAGTAATTCCCCACTAACCTCTTGCCAATATCAGTACGGTGATTCTTTATTTCAGCGCTGGAACTTCTGGCCTCATAGGTGTAAACATGTCCATCTGCATCTACTTTTAAAAGCATCTTCCCTGTTGAACTCACACCTTGATATAAACACGGAACTTGCTTCTTTCGAGATGTTCCAAGGTCTGAGCGCCCAAAATCAATCAGGGCGTCAATATCGTTTCCAGCATCGTCATCCCCAGTAAGTTCATAAATACCATCAAGCGCGGTCCCGTAGTTCTTCCCGGTTAATGGGTCGGTATAAAGAGAGGTGAACCCGTATCCGTCGTATTGGCTGCTGGCGTATGTATCCATGTTGACAACCCATGTCCTTGTCGTGTCGTCAAATACCGGGATAGTTCCGATCTGGAGCAAACTTATTGAGTCAATGGAGACATCAGATATAGCCTCTATAAGATAAATTGCTGACAGGCTTGATATGCTGCTGATTTCTATCTCACTGATAGCCTCGACACTCAGTATTCTGGTAACTCCCCCATAGCTGGAAACTTCAACTGGGCTGATATGAGATATAGAGTGAACGGTTGAAACGGTAGAGATAGAAGATACGTTCAGGATAGAGATAGCAAATATTTCATGGTCGGCAACTATAGGAACTGACTCCATCTCCACAGCAACAGTAAAAGATGTTCCTACTCCCTGCGATATTGCCAATCCTGGTTCGCTGGCAAGGGCATATGAAGTACCTGTTCCCAAGAAATAGGCGTAACCTCCTTCAGCCGACCACATTGCGTAAGATGTTCCTATCCCTTGCGAGACAATCTGTTGCCCAGCATACGCTGATGACGTTTCATACCCAGATATCACGCAACTGGAAAACTGTACCGAACCAACTGCAATCTCAGAGTCACTTACTGCATCGCCACTGGTATATAGATAACCGAACCCATACAGCGTTTCGATGGTTGCAGGGAGAAGGCTACTGTACAGTATTGACTCTGCCCCCGTGATAACCATATAGACGACCGTGTTGTCATCCTGTCGGTATATGCGGAAATCAGTGGAAGCTGTATAGGTGTCGCAGAGTTTATTTATCTGTACCCCGTACTCAACGACATAAACACCTGTCTGGTCAACTTTCAGACTGTGTGGGAATGCTGCCAGTTCCCGTCCTAATAGTCTGGACGGGCCAAGTGTCAGCACTGCACCCGTAGCATCGCTGGCTACTGTGTGCCGGATAAAGCTTCCACGAGGTACAGGATCAACACTCTTTGCCCACGTGCTCCAGTTTTGCACGGTAGACACAACAACTGAAGCGGGTACTGCTGGAACAGCGGCAACGGCATCTGTTGCAGGGATAACCGTCTCAACTGTCACATAGAGGATACACCCCTCTAGTGAAATTGACAGTATCTCTGGGTACGTAGCCAGTAGCCATGCAACAGGATCAACTTGAGATTCATAAGTGAAAAAAATACCGCCGTAATACGTCCAAGCTGAGTGTAACGAACTTAGCGCCAGTACCTCTGTTATGGTGTGCTCTGGAACGGCAGCAACAGCCAAGACCTCCGGTGTCCCCGATATGATCGTATAAGAGGTGTTTTTACTTAGAATACTCATCTGCTTACGCGAGTGCTTCTATGATATCGCCAATGGATATGGCAAGTGGATCCGCGCTGCTTACCGTGCGAGGAACAACCAGTTGCACAAACGTCAACGGAACTGCTGGGGTAGCAGTGCTCCATATAGACAGATGACTAATCACATACGGCGTGGCGCTGGCTGGTGTATGGGTAACTGCTAAAGTAGAAGCTACCTGCATTCCTGAAGCAGCCCCAAAGGTAACATTGATTCCAGTTCCGGTAGTATAGTTGGCGTCATTAGCAGTTAAAACCTCGGCAACTGCACCGGTTACGGTTGGGTTTGCGGTATGAAGACGCACTGCCCATGCAGTAGGTCGCAATGCTGTTCCTGCGGTAAATAGCCAATTCAAGACAAGATTGGCTCCATCGGTTGTATAACTCATATCACATGCTCCTTATATTTAAACTACGGCTGGAACGGCCAAAACTGACCCTGCCACGATTAAGACCTTCTCTCCAGCAGCAACTGCTTTTGGTGCTGTCGTAGCCGTTGCATCCAAAAGCACACCCGTGGTGCTTCCCTGCACCGGATTAGATGTAATGAACGTCCCGTTAATCGTCCCTCCAGCAGGGAACTCAAACAGCAAACCATCCCCGGCATTAGACCATACACCTTCTGCGAGAGCGTCAGGAGTCAATAGCTTTCTCGCTCCACCTGTGTAACTCGTCACCTCTGTGCCATTGGCAAGCAGGGTTGTTAATGTCTCACCGTCAACAGGGGTATAGACTGACGCATAGCACCCTATATACCACGCCGTTATTTGTGTTCCGCCATAGAATGCGGCGTTGTTCATGTAATCTCTTCCTTGTTTTACCTTCATCCAGCCCTCCGAATTGTTTCTGCGTCAATAAAACTTGTTGCCGCCCTTGTTGACATTGTTGCATCCTTTAAATTAACTACCGCTTGTATGATTCCGTTTGACTCACGGATCATCATTGTCCCTCTGGTTGCCACGTCAGGAGCAACGTTATCCTCCTGCACGTTTTTAATCTCTCCACCATTCCCAGCCACAATCAACCCTCTTGTAGAGAACCATGTTACCAGCTTTGAGTTTGGCATCTGCTGGCCTGTCCCCAATACAGCCCCATAGTCAAGCTTGGTTATCTGCTGAAACGTCTCTATTGTCCCGCCAGCGAGGAAATAAGTCTTCCCTGGTTCTGATCCTGCCACAACCCACACGCCATCGACTACAGGCTCAACAACAGTTATATCGTCACCGAAATAGAGCTTGTCCTTGCTCAACTGCGATACTAAATCATTGGAATACGGCTCAGTGAAATAGAGATATGGCCCAAACGCTATTAACATCCGCCCGTTAAACTCTCGAATGATCTGCCCTACTGGCGGCTTAGTTAGAAATCCTGTCTGCAATTCCTTTCCACCATCATAATCTAACAGTATGGTGGTAGTTGAAACGCCATTGGCAACTTCAGCGCATTGATACAACACGTTACCATTGGCAGTTGATAGGTAAATCCGTGTCGCTACTACCTGGCTGTCTTGCGGCGATGGCAAATTAATAAAGACAAAGCTGGAGTTGTCGCTGGCAGTTATCCTTGATATGTCACTGGCCCCTGATTCGTTTCCAAGCGCGTCAACATAAGTGAGAGCGCACATATACAACCCTGCACCGAATATCCCTGTACCTGTGTACACCACTGGAGCAGGAGGATTATTCATTCCCCAACCTGTAACAGCGCCATCGGTTATCTTTGCAGTCTTTGTCCCATCGCTGAAGAACACAGAACCATTAAACTCATGGAATGCAAACGTGTCTCCAGTAATTCCACGCATAAGCGCTGTCCCTGTCCATGTAGATGTGTCAATTCTCTTCAGGATGCCAAGCTCAACAGCAAAGTTTCCCAATGAGCAACTAAATCCATCCTTCATGGCAATGGAGGAATACCGCTTAACCATTCCTTCCCGCAGTCGCCATTTTCCTGCATTATCAATATCGGCGTTCACCGCATTACGAACTGCTGCCCTCGGGTCTTCCTTACTTCCTTTCGGCAGGGCGTGGTCAGCGGCAAGGTTGTTCATGCCTTTGAATGGGCCAAGTTTCATCTACCACACCTTATTATGATGAGGACGGTTAGCCCTTTGACTTCTGAGCCTGTCAACGTCTGGCCTCTTCCCAAAATAATTGTCAAACTTCTTTTCGTATAATGCCGCCAAAACCGGATCTGCAAAATCAGGATTGGGCTTGCTCAACACGCCTTTATGAACCCACAATGCAAGATACCGATGATGGGCCGTGGCAATCTCTGGGGACTCAATTAACGGGTATGGTGCCGGAGTAGGAACAGGGTCAACCGGCAAAAACATAGCCGTCAATGGAGTTCTCTGCACTTCCATCTTGAGGGTGTAGTCAACAAGTGGTGGAGGTGACAGTTGAAGGCTTGATTCGTCAACGATGATATAAGCCGGTTCTCCAGTTGTCTCTCTCCATGTAGAATCGTCATTGTCTAACTGGTCGCGTGTGACATTGCTGAGATAGGTTATAACCCCGTCAGCATCCTCAAGATAAGCAGTAAGCACCGCCACAATTGAACTATGCAATGGATAGGTGGCCGATGCGTCGGTCACAGCTATCTCGCAAATATCGGCAGTCGTAGCGTCAAATATCAATACCTTGCGGCGACATGCTTCATATTCCGCATCATTGAAGAGACTGACTACTTCGAGGTCAGACGCCCGCAGTGGAACAACCGTGTCGGACGATTCAAAGCGGTACTGTGCCAGCAACTCGACAATATTCATTGATTACATACCAGGTAGGCCGTATTGGTCGATCAGTTGGATAGCCGCTTCCTGAACCTTTTGAACGGGTGCGTTCTTTGGTAAGTCTATAGCAAGGCCATTAAAATTATCAGCAATATACTTTCGCACTGCTATTCCTTTTGTCATTTCGTAGATTGAATTTCTGATATTGTGCAACTCTTCTTGTTTTTCGTCGTCGTTATCGGAATGTTCAACACGATCAATAACTCCCGTACCTTCGCCATTAATATAAACGCTTGGATGAGAAAGCATCTTAGTTGCGGTAACAACTGGAATCATCTTCTCTTGATCTTTTTTCCATATTCCTGTTTCAAACATTCCGTCCGAATATTCTGGCCGTCTTCCCACATACTTAACCGCTGTACGTTCTGGGTCAACTGCCTCTGGCTCTGGAATCTCCTTGATAACTTCCATTACAGAAGCCAGCATTTGTTCATCAATGTCCTTGTCACTTGCGTAAGTGTCAAGACAAAGAACGATCGCCGCTTTGAATTGCTCCTTTTGTTCTTTTGTAATTTCCATGTTTCACCAGTTAACCGGCCAGGAGGTTTAGTCCTGGCCGGTTGGGTTGAGATTATGCAGGCCCGTCGTAAATGCCGTCGATGTAAATATCGATAACGCACGCAGCATCAAAAGCAGCAGTGTTATTCAGATATGTCAGGTATGCGTCCTTTGGCAATCGGACAGGGGCGTTTGTCAGTGTGCATCGAGTTCTTGCCGCACTAGAGGTGGCTGAATCGTCAAAGAAATAGTTAGCATCCTGTGGGACAGCCGTTACATCGACTCCATCAACGTAGGCAAACCCAATGTCAGCGGTACATGCTGCTGTAGTTGGATCACTGATGATCATAAAGGCATCATGCAGTTCAAAGCCAGCCGGGATAACACCAAGCTGAATGACATCCGTTGCAGCAATGGCAGTTGTCTTGGTGCTGTTGGTAACAATCCCGCTGGCATTGGCGGTCAGGTTGTAGTGCAGCCGTGTCAAATTACCGTCAGGGCTTGCGCCGATATGCGCCCCGACCGGATTGTTTCGGGCATTTTTTAGTGCGTAAGTAGTCATGTTTTGCTCCTTAAAGTTAAGTTGCTTCCTCCCCGAAGAGAGGAAGCGGTTTATTACAGATGAACGGCGGTGTCGATTGCGATGACGCCGAAGTCAGTTGGCAGAACGCCGTCAGGCCCATGGTCGATGTCAAAGCGGACTTTGCTCTTTCCGTCAACCAGTCCACACATAACTTCCAGCTTATCTTTGAAATCTGTCTCCTCTTCCTCGAAGAAGAAGGGAACGCCGGACGTTGCGTTGGAACCGTAACCCTCTGCAAGTGCCTGAGCACCGAGAAGGAGCATACGGTCAACGGCATAAGTCCCGGCAGTGAATGAAGCCGGTACAAGGTCGGTCGTGGTCTCTGTCTCGCTGGATGCAGTGGCACACCAGTTAATTGCATTCCCGGCATAGAAGCGGATAGGCTTTGGCATCTTCACAATCATAACGCCATTCCACAAGCCAACATCGCCACGGAACAGGGCCAGATTGCCAGCAGCAGACGCTCGCTGATATGCCTGGGCCTGTAAAGTCCTAAATGTAGCCTGTGTTGCAAACGCTGAATACTGAGCAGAGCTTACCAGCAGGATACGGATAGGAGAGTCAGAGGCCATGACATCGCCCTTGAACTTACACGCGCCGGGGGCCAGTGGCATTTCGTCCAACAGACTAGCAATGGAATCAACCACGCCCATATTCAGCACATCGGTTGTGGTAATACCAACCTCACTACCAGAAGCATTGAACTTTTCGATATAGTTGCCAGCAGCCAGATAATGCCGGTTGTTGGTAGGGGCCAGCACAGCATTGACCATGATATCAGCGAAATCAGGGTCAGAAGCCAGAGGCACAGCCCACTCAACGGTATCATGGAAGCCACGGGAACCTGCCATATGAATCAAGGCTCGCTGATCCTGGCAACGATCCATAAACCCGAAGGAATTTGCCAGTGCCAGCTTACGGAGTTGATGTTTAGTCCGTTTTTGGGACATCTTGTTACCGCCACTCACAACATACCGTGACTGGTCAATACGAAGACGATCTTGATCGAACACCATGGACACGCCACGACCTTGAGCCATACGGCTACCCATGATTGGCTTGCCGCCAGTTGGGTTTACGAAATCAAAAGTGATTTCGTCGCCAGGGGTTTTTGCCAGATCTTTACATCTTACGATTGGAACTTCGATTGAGGTCTGATTGCGGAGATTGCTTTCCGCCTTGGTCTGGTCGGGAAATTCCCCGGAAAGACGGTTCATGTTAGTTGGTCTCTGCATATTCGCAGTGAACAGGCCAACCGCCTGTAATACTTGTGCCTGGTCTGCACCATTGGCAATATTTGTAGTCATAATGATTCCTTTTTATTTATGGGCTATCGTACCGCCCTGTTTGCGCGAGATATAATATCTTCGATCTGCTCCCGCGATTTACCTTTTAATTTGTCAGCCATCCCAGCCGGTGACAGATTCAGCGTTGCCTGTATCTCGTCATGGATAGGGTTAGTGCCACCTGGCACGTCGCCGAGCGATTGTACTGCATTACCCTCATCAGCTTTCGCGAGCGCTTCCGCAACCTTCTTTGCAGTTTCTTCAACGGTCAAACCTGATGTATCGCCACCAGTGGCTTTTGTTTCGTCCTTGAAGGCTTTTACGACATTGGCTACACGTTGCGGGTCACTGCTTACACCATCATTTCTGACACGAACAGAACGGTCATCTGAATTGTACCAATCCCAAAACTTCTGATTATCGGGTGCTGTCACTTTCAGATAATCAGGCTCAAACTTAGTGACCTCTGCGTCAAAATCTTGTCTCGCCTGTGCCTCTGCCTGTTCCTGTGCTGTCAGGTCATCTTTCTGTTGCTTCTCGGCCTTTATTGCCGCAAGTTCGGTTTGTAATGGTTTTATCAGATTCAGGATTTCATTCTTGATACCTGGCAACTCTTCATCCAGGTCGTCTAATCTAAACCCTTCCACAACTTCGTCCGTTGCGTCACTGTTACCGGTCTTGTCATCAATCGCCCTTGCTTCAAGCAACTGTTGAATCATAACCTTCTGGCTCTCCAGTGTTGCCATTAACGCAGAAGACTGATCTGTCAGTCCGATTACTTTGTCCTTTAAAGAACGGTATTCATCAAAATTGATTGTATGTTTCCCGTCTTTCGTAAGGATGACCGCTTCTTCCTGTTTTACTTCTGGTTCGACTATTTTCTCAAGCTCTGGCTGTGCCTGAATTTCCTCGGTCGGTTTTTCAACTTCCAAGGTTTCGCCATCTTTTGAGTCTTCACCATTCACCATGTTCATGATATCTTCACGCGACATTCCTGCCATGCTGGACATCATTTCATCTACATTTTCCATTTACTGCTCCTCTGGCCATGTATCGTCATAGCCCACGATGTTAGAGGGTTTTGGCATTACTGCCGGTTTATCCGTTAAGGATGTATTGTTCGATTGTCTTTGCCTTTTCTATCAGTCCTTCCGTGGTTTTAGAGGTAGTGGCATCATCACACATGCTTATATTTGACTGTCCAAGAACACACTGTACTGCAAACTTTCTAACCTCTGCATTATTCTCCGACATATTCACTATATGATTCATAATGATTTCCATTCCCCTATCAATCCTGTGCATCGTCTTCAACATCTGGTCTATATTGTATTTATCCTCTTCCGTGGATGATATTGCCTTTTTTTCAGATCCAAACATTTTAATTCTCCCTGCCAATTATCGCATTGGCCGCGTTGTAAGGGGTTTTTGGCATTGCTGCCGGTTAGGTAATTATTGCTCCGTTAATTCCGATAACTACCCACTTCGCGCCACATGCGGCGAGAATCATGGTATCACTAACAGCGGCAAATGTGCATGTCGTGCCCGCACTCGCCCCGGCAACGTTGTTGACATTCGTTAAAGCCATAGTCACATCACCATTATCAACTGTCATGCGGATAGTCTTGATCTGGCCCGCCATGATAGCGTTAGGGGCAGCGAGAGTCACAGCTCCCGCACCAACGAGAGCAAGATTGCTGGTCTTCAGCAAGACCGACACCGCCCCTGCCGCCGCAATCGTTTCTGTTTGCGCCGACACATCAGCAGCGAAGTTCAGTTCCGCTGTAGTTGCGGTCATATTGTCAAGGGTATTCAGTTCAGCACCACTGGCCGTAACCTGCGACACAGTAAAGACTGACGAATTGTCCTGATAGAAAGCGATACACTCATCATCTACCCATCTGGTATTACCGTTCTTCCAATAGACAGGCGGGTTCTGTGCTTCAAGTTGGCCTTCTGTGCCGGTTCCGCTATATGTTACGAGATAACTCATAGTTTTATTTCCTCGGCATCAACGCTGATGCACCCAAAGTTTCCATTGTTGAATTCCATATCTTCCACTGGCGTCCTGAACGCAGACGCAACCTTTTCGGCTGTCAATTTAAGGCAAATACATGGCTTTCCGATCCCGCCTTGGCAATACTCGCATCTGTGTTCCATTATAGTTGCACTCCTTGAGGTGGTGAACCTACACAAGTAAATAAATGCACGACGCTATGGATTGCTTCCTTGCGGGTTTTCCCAGCCCCTCCCCACCAGACTGTTGGGGTTGCTTCTTCGGACTTTATCTGCGCCTTAAAAGTGCCATTATCGCCAGTACTTACACGTAGCTCAAAAACTTCATTATTGCGATCTTCAGATATTTCGATCTCCTTTTCATCCAGCTTATCAGCCATTAACCTCAACGCTTCTTGCGGAGTCTTTCCATGTTCCAGAATAGGTATGTCCCGATACGAGATATCAAAACCCTCTTCGGCAGAACCAAACATTATAATAACGCTCTTATCGCTCATATCTCTACCCGTCCTTATTTTCTATGCAGAGCCTCTTTAAGCCCTCTCAAGCATGATCCCGCGTTCTTCCTCCAATCTCGGAATGGATATTTCCCACTATCAATATTCTGCTCAAAACGGCGGATGTCACGTGTCAAACTTTCCCTGTCTTTGCCGATTCCACTTGATAATCCCATAAGGAATATCGGGTGTTTTCCATTGTGTATCCCAATCGTGTGAAAAAACCACCCAAAGATTCCTCCATATTTTCTGTAGAACCGGGAAAACACCTTAATATCTTCAGTAATTTGCATTACAACTGCACCCATGGGGCCTCAATGCCTTGGTTTAATCCTTCGTCTGCTTCCGGCATGGCTGCATCCATCGGCGGGATCTGTTTCTCTATGTCTGGCTCCTGCACTCGCGGCGGGAACATGGGACTGGTGTTCTGTTGGACTTCTGGGGCTACCTGTTCCGTTGGTGCATTTACCGCTACCGCAATCGGAGCAATAATGGGGGCAGCATCTTGATCTCTAAACCCTGCTGATTTTAGGACTTGGTCGGCTACAGGAACAACTGCACTCATTGCTACCGCCTGTCCTGCTCCCTGGATTGAGGTGTAAAACTCTTCCAGCCGCAGAGAGATTGTCTCTTCAACAAGTTTCTCAATCTCTGCGTCCGTCTTGCGCTCTTTTATGTCAAGCTCTCTGTTCTTCTGTTCAACGAGCCATTGCGTTTTAGCCTCTTCAATCGCCTGTTTGATTCGTTCCGTTACCTGCTCTTCGCTTATTTGTTTATTGTCAATAATGCCCTTGATGACGCCAATGACTTCTTCCTTATCTGGAAGATCCATGAGGTTGACAAGGTATGGAGTCAATGCGGCCTTAAACTCATCTGGCAACGTCTGGATAATGTCGCTCAATTCCTGCATCTTCATCTGTCGGAAGCTTGGCGTACTTGGTATCTCAGCAAGCGTGACTTTCAGTTTTGCCTTTGAAGTCGCATTCAGTATTCTTTCATTACCTTCTTCGTCAATCACCCTTGCATTCAAAACAATGGGCTTGTCCGGACGAATCATATTCCCCTTAACGACTACTTGGCTTTCCTTGTCGCCAATATCTTTGAGGATCATAGACATGAGCAGGTCGCCCACCTGTTGCCGTCCGTATGCAAAATTATCATTAACCGTTGCCAGTCCTTGAACTGATTGCTCTATTGCTTGGCTCATTGCGCCAGCATTATCAGGGTTAGCCTGGCCAGCTATTGCGTCAGAGATGTGGGATATCCTCTTTGCTGTCTCTCTTAAATCAATCAGCCTTTCATATTGTTGTTTGTTAAGCTCTGGGTTGCGATTTATCTTTAAATATCCACCTTGGGCAATCAAGGATGCATCGGTGATGATATCGGCGTCCGGTCTTGCTATTTCATTCCGGAATATCTCATCCGTCATCAGTACGAAGTCTTTGCTTCGTTCAGTCTGGACTGATCCAAGCAACCACATCATCTTTGAAATCCGGGCGTTTATTTCATCCTGCAAAGGTATTAGCCATCTAACAGTACCAAAAGGAACGCCAGTGCCATCTTCGCGCTTACCCCAGAAAGGAACATAATTAATGCGGTCAAACTCGCTTACCGCCTCACCCAGCTTATGCGGGCCCATAAAGAAAGACTTGGTGATCTGGTCAACAAGTGCATTCTCTATTCTCGTCCCAGCAGTAACCGCCATAATGTGTAGAGGATCGGCTTTATCGAATCGAACAGCGTCACCATTTTCCAGCCGGAGGAATTTAACCTGTTCCCATCTCCGCCTTGACAACTCAAACAGACAAACACGGTTATTCTCAGGGGTTCTCCATTCTATCTCATCAACAGTCCAGCCGCGCTCAATCTCTTGCGACTGCGCCATTTCTGTTGATCTGCCACCGTCTCTGACTAGAACTGAAAGGTCATCAATCCAGCCGCCACCAGAAGACAGGATAATGTCTCTGCTTTTGGGGAACATAGATGCGGCGATTTCAACATTCGTCCACGTCTTACGGAGAAACCATTCCGCCTTATCGAAATCAGGGGTTAAATCTGTCCAGTCCCAATAGCAAGAATTTCTATGCACAAAACTGCAACGATAAGGGAACTTCATCGGGTTTTTACTCCGACATACTTCGACAAATCCTATTCCCACCTTTGCTTGGCTTGCATATGCCTCAGTACAGGCTTTATCTGCCCCTGATCGTCTTTCTGCTTGGTTCAGCTTGTAGTTTGTAGCTAGTGCAATATCATCCGCTTCTTTGTCATGGTCTCCATCTGGGAGGACTTTCCAGTCAGTGCGTGTCTTCGCTTCCATCCCGGTGATATCTTCCATTGCCGGACCGATAAAGTTCTCGTATATCGGGGCAATACCAATCGCCGCCATCTCTTTTAATGTTGCAGAGTCGCGCTGGTTACCTGAATCGTAATCCATTTCCTTATCGGCCTGTGCTCTCCACGACGGCTGATATTGGATATGGTCGATTACATTCGCCAGGTACACATGATCTGTGTCTAACTTAACTGTCATCTGGCTCTCCAGTTTATTGCAGGGCGGGCTTTTGATTGGATATCAGACGTTGCCTTATCATCAAATCTCATTCCCATCATCAATGCATCTGACAAGTTGGGGGATTTTATCTTTAATCGCTTCATATCGGGCTTCGACATTATCTGTATCATCCCATTTGCATTATGCTTTTTAGGTACTCTGCACACTTCTGATTTTAAAGCTACAAGACATTTTATATCAGATGATATGCTTATCGTTTTATCTGGGTTTATATATTCTCCCTTTACCACTGCACGATATGTATTAAAAAACCTATCCCTCATCGCCCAATAATATTGCGCTCGCTTGTTCTTAAATATCTCTTGGTTCGTCTTTCTGTTCTCTTGTGCAGTTTTCCCGGTATCCTCGTAGATTTCCTCTGGCCTATCCACACCCTCAGACCCCTTAAACATCGACCATTTTGTATGCTTACTGTTTAGAGAGTCTGACACCTGCCTTTTTAGTGATACGCCAAGACCATCACAGTCCCATAAAAATAAATCAGCGTTTTCCGTTAGTGCTTTTTCTAGAGCCCAGTCCATTCCGTCTGCTGCGTCACCATTTGACATTAAATCAACATCAGTGACAACTGAACCATGCCTGACGGCCAACCCTTTATCATCTGTGCCTTCGTCTGATGGATCAAACGACACGATCTTTGCGCCTTGGGGCTTGAACCCTAATTTTATATGAGCATCTACGGCGGCATCAAACCATTCTGCTGCAATAATTGATCCCTCAACTGTGTCGTTATACGCACCAAGCCAGATATGATCGTATTCTGCCCTTGGAAGTGTATCAAAGTCATGGACACGCTCCTGTTCAAGGTTAGACGGAAACCATGGGTTGTCTGTGTAGTTTATTTTTATAATCAAGTGAAGATCATCTTCATAAAACCCATCTCGGTCCAACTGCTCACGATAAGGCTCAATGAATCTCTGGCTAATAGGGTCCGCACTAGACATTGTGTTTAGCGAGAACCAGCATTCAGAATCTTCTTCCCTTAGTGTTGGAGTTAGTAGCTTCAGAGATTCTTTGCTGAGGAACTGGGCCTCTTCTACCCAGAAATATTTAAACCCATACATAGACTTAACGCTTCCGGCAGAACGGGAAAGACCTTTAAACCTAAAGCCACCACCTGAAATATTATCAATGTGCGTTTTTCCACACTCATAGCCGGGAGCTTTCATCCTTTCTATCTCGCCAACAAGCAACGCATGAACCGAATCCTCTATCGCATTTTGATATTCACGGAAACAACCAACCTTCGCCCCCTCGACTTGTGATTTCATTATCAGCATGTCAGCAAATGATTGTGACTTACACGCTCCACGGCCACCGAATGCAACTTTAAACCGCTTCTTGGTTGTCAAGAATGGCAAAAGCTTTTCAGGGATGGTCATGTGTAGATTCATTTAGATATAACCTCGACTGTCCACTTCCCTGTTATCGGGCCACCATCTCCACCTGTTACCTGCGTTGGGAGAACCTTACCAATCAATGTCATAAACGCCGTGGGGTTCTTCTTTGCTTGCAGTAGTAAATACTTTTCGCCTCCTGCTTTATCGAGTGCAGCAAGTATCATCTGCTTAATATCCACGGTTATTTTATTAGGAGACCCTTTTGGTCTTCCTTGCCCCGGCTTATTTTTAAACCCTTCGCCAGCCATTGTTATTTACTTGTCTCCCGTAGGTGGACACCTGGCATTTCGTAACGATAAATCAATGATTTAAGTTTTTGTATAATTCCCACTTAATTCCTCTCCAGCCCTTCTTGCATCATCATCTCATAAGCGGTCAGCTCTCTATCACAAGCAGGATCAACGCCGTTCATATGCGGCTTCTCATGTCCTTTTAGCTTTTCGCTCATGTCCTTGTAGTAATCTTTCACGGTTGCAGATTCATGTGCGGTCGGTAGTTGCATTGCTTCAACCTCCTGACAGATTTTCTGATGCCGTTTTCTCTTACGGAATATCTCTTCGTAATTATCACGGCCTTGAGCTGTAAATGAGTGACATGAAAAATTACCCTTTGACATCCTATAATCCTTAAAATAAAAAAGCCCCGGCCAATAGACGTTAATCTATCGACTGTGGCTTGGTTTGCTTTCCCGGTATTCACACAGGAAGCATGTTTAAGCTAATTATGTGCTATACTAAACTGTACTCTGCTGGCTCGTCTTTCCCTGTTACTGAAACAACGCCGCCTTGGTAATACTTAACTCTGATAATCCTGTCGCCGCTACCCGGCAACCCTTCATCAATCATAGCGCAGATAGCCAGCTTTGCCTCTTCCCGACGATCTGCTTTCTTTGCATTACGAAATGATCTGTCAGGTTTGTCTAGCATGGCTCAATGTTTTATTCATTATATATTAAATTTAACGTATTTACAAATAAATTCTTTTACTGGAGCCTCTTCCTGGAATCGAACCAAGTTCACCGATTTACAAGACCGGGCATCATCCTGTTAAATGTTTAAGAGGCATCATTGATTATGCGGGCTTGGATGTGGCTCTTGTCGCTCATTCAATAAAGCCCCTCACTGAACAAGGTTTCTTTGTCACCACCACACCCACGAACAATGTCAACTTTCTGTCCTGATGCAATCGCGATTTTCATTGCTTCTTCCCGTGTGAGAAAGTCCCCAAACTGATCAATAAATCCTTGTTCCCATCCATTACCCAACGGCCTACTGCTCTTTATTGCCACTAATTGAGATAGCATGACTTTATCAAAGTGCCTTGCTCCTGCTATTACGACAGAGCCACTACGACAAGCTGCACACACAACTACCTGTTGCGGTTTGATTAGGCCATTGTCTTTCCAATAGTCGCTCATTCAACAGCCTCCCGTGAAAGTGGAGTGATATTATCATTCGGCCATCGTTTGTTGTAGAACACTGCGTCAGGCTTCACCTTTCCAGTATATTGATGGCATGTGGTATCGCAGTCTTTCTTCGCTTTGTCACAGCAGCAGATAAGCATTTATTGTGTTGCTCTAACAAATTTAGGGTGCAAAATATCCCTATAGTTGGCATGTGTCGCTGCTTTGTCGCCGCTACCTTGCCAATTCAGCGCATCATACTTTCCTGTGAATACGTGCCATGCTATGCGGCATCGCCAACTAAAGTAACGCAATCCAGAGAACGCACATGGTCTGGCTGACCTCCATTTACCACAAGTGACCTCTTCAGACACATGCCACAATGCTATTTCAGATGCTGTATAAACTTGCGGGACCCTAATATCCATCATTTCCTCTCCATATCTAGCAAACGTGTAACAATAGCAGTAGTATCAACAGCTCCATGGCAAGCATCACGGCATTCGTTATAGCGACACGGTCAGCACTTCCATAATTTTACTAACTGAATAATCTTATCACATCTGCTTGCGGTTTGCAAATATAAACACGCTATATTTGGTGGTTGTGTTGTTTTTTATCGGAGGATATTAAAAGAAAGGAAAAAAGGTAAAATAATCTTTGACAATACTTTTGATTTGGCTTATATTAAAAGCATAGAGGATGGATTGAAGCAAATAAACAATTAACGGAGGAAATAAAATGAGAACATTATCAGAGATCAGAGGCGCCGTTGAGGAGTTAGGACAGGCAACACTGGCATTTTTGCCAGAGGATTGTTTGTATCAGGAGGAACAACGGCTTGAAAGAGTCGTCTCTGAGCTGAAACAGGCAGTGGGAGATCCCTGCCTCGTTTTTAACAACGCGGACCAACTCGCCGACCAAAAGGCGAAAACCCGGAGGCGGATAGAAGACCGCCTCCGTAGATGCGACGACGAAGTTTGGATCGTCGCAAAACTGCTAGGGATAGACATAGAGTCGTAATCCGTCGTAATCCCTTCTGGAGTCAGGTCAGGTCAGTCTCCAAATAGATGTCAGCCGAGAGATCTTCAAAGTCTTTTGCTGTCGTAATCCCTTCTGGAGTCAGGTCAGGTCAGTCTAGGTATAAGGGATATTGATTGGTCGCAGGTAGGTGCGTCGTAATCCCTTCTGGAGTCAGGTCAGGTCAGTCGGGACACCGACCATTTCGCTGTCACTCGCGCCAGGAGTGACAGCAACAAGGCACAAACAAAGGAGCAACACCATGGAAATTACAAAAGAGACCGGAAGTTACAATGAGCGCAGATACGGAAAACCTTGGATAGCGGTTATTGATTACACCAATAACCGCAAGGGGGATTTTAGATTCGGCGATTGGCAGGGACGGCCAGGGTCGGAAGGCGAATTATATATCACCTGTGAAATTGGTGATATTATTGCCACTGGTCAAAAGGATTTCCGCAAGCCTAGAAACTCCGCCCCCACTTATTATCAGGTTGATAGTAACGGCCAACTTGATGAAATTGGGGATAACCCTGTTGAGGCATACAAAAGATCACAAGGGGGTGATTAAATAATATAAACCACAGGGGGGGCTGGAAACAGCCCCTTAACTGGGATTGAGCAGTTAAATTCAACGGAGGAAATGGAAATGAAATTTTTATTTACGGTAAACCAATATGACAAAGACGGTGATTGTATTGATACTTGCATCTTTGGGCATTTTAATGACAGTACCATATTGCGCTTTGGAAAATTGACGGAGCGCATCCTTGCAACAGCCGGAGACAACGTACCATCAGAAATAGAATATCTGGATAGGAATGGGCAAGTAGTCGGGTTTTGGGCTTATGGATGTTTTCACCCAGACTATCCATACCAAGGCTAACCACCCCACAACCGGGCAGCGGCCCATAAGGGCAAATAAAACCAAGGCCGGAAACGGCAAAGGACGGATAAAATGAGAACATTATCAGAGATCAGGAGCGCAGTTGAGGAGTTACGACAGGCAACAGTGGCATTTTTGCCAGAGGATTGTTTGTTTGAGGAGGAACAACGGCTTGAAAGAGTCGTCTCTGAGCTGTATCAGGCAGTGGGAGATCCCTGCCTCGTTTTTAACAACGGGGACCAACTCGCCGACCAAAAGGCGAAAACCCGCAGACGGATAGAAGACCGCCTCCGTAGATGCGACGACGAAGTTTGGATCGTCGCAAAACTGCTAGGGATAGACATAGAGTCGTAATCCCTTCTGGAGTCAGGTCAGGTCAGTCGAATATACCAACAACCAACGAGGACACAATGAAAAACCCAAAACTTAAAACGATCAACTACCTGATCCCTGTAGAATTATGGGCTGCGGTAAAAATTAAAGCCATTAACGACGGCCTGTCACTCAAAAATGCTGTTATTGTTGCCTTCACCGATTACATAAAAAAGGTGAAGAAGTGAGATGCTTGAAAACCGGACGCCCAACTTTCCCCGGCCTCTGCGCTGTGTGCTCTCGCAAGTGCCGGAAATCAGGTAAATCCAAACCAATAAAAGGAGCTAAAAAATGAATGAGTGCGATGAAAATCTTAACTGGAAAGACAAGTTAATCCTTTCCGCAGCTGCCCTGTGGTGCCTTATGTTTATCGGCCTGTCCATCATAGGAGCTGTGCAAGCGGTTAAATTTACAGGGTGGATGTGACGACCAAGAGCGCAAAATTTATAGTTTTCCTGGCTGTAGCAATGGTGCTTGCCCTGGCGGTTATGACGGCATGGATGTCCTGAAGATTGCTAGGGGATAAGATGAACCTAAAAGACGATAAAAACTTTTTCAGCGGACGGAGAAGATCAGTGAATACAATATCAATACCAGAGTTCAAGGGTGCACGTAAAAGAAGCTTTCTGGAAGATGTAGAGGGGTTTATATTCCACGATGGAAATTCAAAAAACCACAAGGCAACAACACGTGATTACGTTATTCTCTACGCCTGCGTGTTGGTTGGTATATGGCTATCGGCGTGGTTTACGGTATGAAAAAAGTATTATCGAAGACAAAAATATCAAAGAAGAAGAATAAGCGGAAGAAGTCTATCACTGATGTAGTAGAAAAGAAATATACTTGCTGGCCTGATGCTGTGCCCAGAAAAGACTGGACAGGAATGGAACAGGGAAACCTGCTTATCCTTCAGCCAGTGTACAAATTGGAGAGCAAGGAAGGCGGTGTCTGGTTTTACCTATGTCAATGCAAATGCGGCAATGAAACAATAATCGCCGCCAGGAGATCAACGAAAAGTTGCGGATGCCTGCAAGCAGAGGCGAACTTAGCAAACTTGGTCAAGGCCCGCGCTGTACGTCTGGGAACAGACATTGACCCGGTAAAGCCAAAGCCGGTAATTCCGGTGAAAAAACCTTTCGACAGTGTTAATACTTGTATGTACAAAGGCTATAGGTGTGATAGGTATAAGGCAGAGTTTGGCCGCAACGAGCCGAGATGTTTTGGCGACAGGTGTTATATAAATAAGTATCTGGCTATGGGATATTATTAAGGGAGAATTATGGAAATTAAACTAAAGTGTGACGCTGGCTACACCCCAGAGGAAGGCATCGAATACCTGCAAATCTGCGTCCCGCTGTCTGGGGGAAAGTCTCTGTGCTATGTTATTGATGATGACACCAAAGGCGGAGCGGAATTACTGGCAGATTTTAATGAAAAAATGGGAGCTATCATGGAAGACATGTTTTACGAAAAGCAAAAAGAACTGAAAACGGAGTCTGCTGTGACCTCATATGAAATGGGCAGAGGTTAAATAATGTGCCCAGAGGATAAAGAATGCAGATATTGGTACATACCTGAAAACGGAACAGAGTTGCAGTGCATGAAGCCCAGGCACTTGTTTTGCCCTGACGGACCAGAGCAGGACGAAGAAGAAGATGATGATGGAGTACGGGATCTTAATTTCTGATGAAAATTATTGAATGCTTGACTATGACTATTACAAAGCAGATTCGATTTCCCAGAAGTAAAAAGAAACGGATAAGGATCAAGTGGGCAAAGAATAGCAATAACCTTCGGATAGAACCAGACTCAAACAGTCTTATTATGGGAGATACTATTTTTTGTCATCCAACGGTAGCCAGGGCAATCAGGAGAAACTATCATCATTTAGATGCAATGGTCGGTGGAGGATTCTGGTGATTCTATCATGCCCGTTATCTGTCTGGATTGGTCCAAAGGATGAATTTACAATAAATTTAAACCAATACAGAAATGCTCACTATCAAACGCTCAACAAAGCAAAGATAGAATTTAAACGTGTCATGTTTCCACAGGTTCGTTTATTGCCAGTAATGGAAAAAATAAAGGTTCACTTCACCCTATACCGGAAAGATAATCGACTATGCGACACATCGAACATCTGCTCCATCGTGGAAAAGTTCTTGCTTGATGCCATTGTTGAATCCGGCAAGCTGAAAGATGATAATTACAAATACCACGTCTTTTCCTCATGCGAGTTTGGGGGGATAGATAAGGTTAACCCACGGGTTGAAGCCCATATAGTTTTGGCATGACATTTCAGGGGATATAATGAGCAAAACATTCAAAAAATGCAAAGGTAAAACCTACCCAGACAAGGATTCGAAGAATAGGAAAGCCTCACGCTCTTGTCTCAATCATGGCGGTTGTCCTTATTGTCTGAATAACAAGATGCACAAAAACAAGAAACGTCAATTTGTGGACGAGGAGTAGTTATGATTGCAGTAATTAATGTAGATGAAAACGTCAGGCATTCAGGACCGCATAAATATGAACTGCGGCTGAACAAATACCATATAGCCACATTTACCCACAACAGGGAAGAGCCAATGCACGAGCTTTTACTCAAGGCGGCAATAGCGGCAGAAGAAAAGGCGACTCCAAAAAACGGGATGATTGAGCCATTCCTTGATCCTCTTTACGATGAGGTTTATTTCAAGGGTATGGCCTATCTTAACAGCTTATAACGGAGAAACCATGAAAACGATGACAATTAACGGCGTGGAATACAAAGAAGCGCCAGAGAAAAAAAACACCTCACTTTGCAAAGGATGTGCTTTTAGCAAATTTGAATCTACAGGTTGTGGGTCTATAAATGACATTGCAACAGAAGCGTTTGGCGATGGATGTGCAGAAAGACGTGTAATTTATAAGGTTGTCCCATGAAGAAGCACGACACAATATTAGTCGAAGTGTCAAAACTTGACGACCTCACCGAATGCCTTTTGGTAATCCGCGACACGTTTGACGCTAACGGCCATCTGGATATTACCATTTCCGTCCATGGAGGCGAGCCGAAGCAACGGTCATTGCCGCAGAATGCTTCTTTGCATAAATACTGCGATAACCTTGCCAAGATGATGAATGATGCCGGGTACGATCAAAAGCAATTAGTCGGACAGTTTAAAGACGGATTCTCATTGCCAGTAACGATGGAGATGATAAAGGCTATCTTTAGGGCTGTTGGCGAGGCGATGTATAAAAAGGAGTCAACCAAAGACCTGACTACCGTTGAGATTCAAGAAGTTTATCGGGTTGTGGACAATCGGTTTGCAGAAATTACAGGTTGTCGCTGTGAATGGCCTTCCGTGGAGTCGTTACGGAATAAATCTTGACATAAACTATTATAATTGATAGTATTAAGACAGTCCGGGAAGACTAAAACATTATCAATTTTAAGCCCTGATTTATACGATTCCAATTCTTCCCGGACTGGTTTTGTATAATGAAGGGCTTTTTTATTTGCACAAGGGTACGTTATGAAATGGGACGATGACGATAAAAACCTACTAACCGTAACTTGGTTTAGCGCTGGGGTATCAAGTGCCGTTGCCACCAAGCTGATGATTGATAGTATTGATAAGATCATTTACACCCACATCGACAACCAGCACGCCGATTCGATGCGATTTGTAAAAGATTGCGAAGGATGGTTCGGCAAGGAAGTTGAAATATTACAATCATCGTTCAAAACAGTTGAGGAAGTTTGCTTGAAGCGTAAATTTGTAAATAGTCCTTATGGGGCAGCATGCACAGGTTGGTTAAAAAGAAAAGTTAGAATTGACTGGGAACAACAACACGAAGAGTATCACCTCCGCTATGTTTGGGGAATGGATAGCAAGGAGAAGATAAGGGCTGATAATCTAAATATATCCATGCCCGCGTTTGAACATATATTCCCCCTCATTGATCGGAATATGACAAAGGCTGCAGCTCATAAGATGCTGAAGGCCAGTAAAATTAAACGTCCTGCAATGTACGATCTCGGATATGCAAATAACAACTGTCTAGGATGCGTTAAAGGAGGGAAGGGTTATTGGAATCATATTAGGGTTGACTTCCCAGAGGTGTTTAAGGCAATGGCGATCATGGAACGTAAGGTCGGTCATTCGTGTATCAATGGGACATTCCTTGATGAGCTTGACCCTGAAAGCGGAAGATTTGGCAAGCCAGTTGTAGAGGACTGCGGAATATTGTGCGAGGTAATGGGGATATGAAACAACAAGATAAATGTGAACATGAGTGGAATGATTGGAGATATGACACTAATAGACAACCATTTCGAGTTTGCAAGAAATGCGGGTTCACGGATGATTCGCAACGAGAACCTGAACAATGCATATAATCAGAATCACAACTAAAGCTCACACAAGGAGAAACACAAAATGATCTACATTGACGATGAAGGCGTTACAAATATTGAATACGGACATGGCTCTATTTTTGGCTTTGAAACTGAGGTTGTTGATGGGACTGCCACCTATGCCCTGTGCAGTAGCGACAAAGGCGAACTAAACAGAGAGTGTACAATATGGGAATCCGTGAAGGGCAAACCAGATACAGCAGTATTTCCATCAGTAAGGTTTATATTTCACAAGAAGCAATCTCTGAAAATTCTTATTGATGCATTGCAGGAAATACATGAGAGGATGGATTAAAATAAGGTTCACATAACAAGGAGATAAATAATGGGGACAAATTATGAAAATGAATTACTGCCATGCCCGTTCTGTGGGAGAAAAGCAAAATTTATATCATATGAAATGAACACTTCCGATATGGTTAGCAAGGTTGAGTGTAAAAATTGCACAGCTCAGGCAGAATTTTTTATCCACTACAGAGACTTCCAATCGAGACAAAAAGGGAAGCAATCGGCATTAACAGCATGGAACACAAGAACCGTCATGCCAAAAATCACCGAACCGTTTGCCGAGGAAAATATTACCAAAAATCGGCAGGAGCCTGTTAAACAGATCAAGGCGGTAGATGGTGCAGTAATTGGCCTGTATATAGCTGGCAATGAGTCGAGAGTAAAGAAGCCTAGAAGTTGTCCAAACTGTAAAAATCCACGATGGAGAGAGGAAAGGAAATGGTCAAATCCGCGCAAGAAGAAAAACTAAATTACCGCCTTGGCGAGCTTGATAAGAAGTCCGAAGAATATTCCGACAGAACAGAGCGGATTCTTGACACCATCGGTTATTTGCTCGACAAAATCGGAGAATCAGCATCACGAGACGAGCGTATTTCGTTGAGAATCCAGCTTGCCACTGCCCTTGAGGAAGCCGCCAACTTGAGGCCATTGACCGTCGAAGAGGTAGTCGAGATGGAAGAGATTAACGAAGAATTAAAGGGGGAATGATTATGGAAATTAGCGAGGAAAAAGACTTGGCTTTGGTTCCGAAAAAGCTAGATGCCGTGGCCGTATTTACCGGCAACGAACTAGATGATGTCTTGGCAAAGATTAAACAGAAAGCTACTTCTTTTGTGCCGGACATTACCACGCTCAAAGGCCGGAAAGAGATAGCGTCTCAAGCCTATCTGGTGTCCCGCTCTAAAACGGTGTTGGAAGAGTTGGGCGTTAATCTGGTGGCCGAATGGAAGGAAAAGGCAAAAAAGGTTGACGCCGCGCGGAAGAAATCACGCGATTTTCTGGACACTTTACGGGATGAAGTACGCCAGCCTTTGACCGATTGGGAAGAAGCTGAAAAGTTGCGAATCGAGGAAGAGAAAAAAGCCATTGCCTTTGCCGCGGCATGGGATGAGGCACTGAACCTGCATGGTATTTTCCTGAAAGAAAAAGAACTTGCCGCCCGTGAAGCTGAAATGGCCCGCAAGGAAGCAGAGGCCAAGGCCAAGGAAGAAGCCGAGCGTGAAGCCAAGGAGAAGGCAGAAGCTAAAGCCGCCGCGGAGAAAGCCCGGCTGGAACGTGAAGATGCTATCCGCAAAGAGTCTGAGGCAAAGGCAGCCGAGGCCATAGCAAAGGCCCAACGTGACAAGGTGGCAGCGGAAGAAAAGGCCAAGTTGGAAGCAGTTCAAGCGGAAAAAGATAGAATCGAGGCCGCAGCTAAAGCTAAACAAGCCATAGCTGATGCTCACGCCAAAGCGGAACGAGAGAAGATTGCCGCCGAAGAACGGGCGAAGCTGGCAGCAGAACAGGCCGAGAGGGATAAGAAAGCCGCTGAGGCTAAAGCCAAGGCCGATCAAGAGGCAGCAGTTAAGGCAGCACAGGAAAAAGAAAGAGCGTTGGCCATATCGGTTAAAAGAGCCGAAGAAGCAGCCGCCGTTATTGCCAAAGCAGAGGCCGATAAGCTGGCAGCCAACAAAGCTCACCGGGCAGGGATTAATAGGCTTATTCTGGCCGACCTTGTTGAAAACGGGATAGCCGAAGGTGTGGCGAAAGACGTGATTGTTTTAATCGCAACTGGTAAAATTACCCGCGTCACAATTACTTATTAAAGGAGAAATTATGAGCAACATCATACCATACCAAGCAGCGCTTGAGGAAACACAGCGCAAATTTGTTGACATTGCGACCAAGGCAGACACAGGGGTTGTTTACGAGATTGAGTCAATGTTCGCCTTGCAATCTCTGGCAAAAAATGACTTTCTTGCCCAAACAGCTAACAAGAACCTGAACAGCTTACGCAACGCCATTATCAACGTGGCATCAATCGGCCTGAGCTTGAACCCTGCCATGCAGTACGCTTACCTTGTGCCAAGAGAGGGCGGGGTTTGCTTGGATATCTCCTATAAGGGTTTAATAAAGCTGGCTACCGATACCGGTTCGATGCTGTGGGTAAGGGCTGATCTTGTGTACAAAAATGACACATTCAAGTATCATGGTCCCGCCGCTGCGCCTGAGCATGTCGCTGATGTATTTGGTGATCGTGGAGAGTTTTCCGGGGTGTACTGTATCGCCAAGACTATTGAGGGCGATATCCTGGCTGAGATCATGAACGCCGCAGAGGTTTATCAGGTTCGAGATGCTTCGATGGCGTGGGTAAAACAGAAGAAAGGGCCATGGAAAGACTGGTTTGGGGAAATGGCGAAGAAGTCAATTATCAAACGGGCCTCAAAGACCTGGCCTAGAAGCGACAAGAACGACCGGCTTGCACAAGCGGTGCAGGTTATCAACGAGCATGAGGGGATTGACTTCGACCAAGACAAACAAGGGCCGGAGAAAATCAGCGAGAGCCAGCTTGCCGACCTCACTCTTGAAATGGAAGGAAGGGTCATAGACTTGCCGCGATTCTTGAAATATGCAGAGGTGGAATCTCTCGACCAGATCACGGTTGACAAGTTCCCTGCCATTGTCGCGGCGGTCCAGTCAAAACCAATAGCTGAGAAGGTGGAATCGTGATTATCCTCCCGCATGAACAGGGGACGCCGGAATGGCTAGCGTCACGAATTGGCTTGCCGAGTGCCAGCAAGTTCTCTGACATTATCACCACCAAGGGCGAACCGAGCAAGAGCAGAATCAAATACATGCACCAATTAGCCGGTGAGAGGGTCACAAAGGCCAAGGAAGAGACGTATCAGTCAGCGGCCATGAGTCGTGGCATACTTATGGAAGGTGAGGCCAGAAGGCTCTTTGAGATGGTTAAAGACATCGACGTGCAACAGGTCGGTTTATGCCTTGAGGATAACAGGCGGTGGGGGTGTTCTCCTGATGGTTTGACACTTGAAGATGGCGGCCTTGAAATCAAGTGTCCGTCAATGGCCGTGCATGTGTCGTACCTCCTGGGGAATAAGCTTCCTACCGATTATTTCCAGCAGGTACAAGGTTCTCTTTTTGTGACCGGAAGGGAATATTGGTGGTTCATGTCCTACTATCCTGGGATTAAGCCATTGTTCGTTAAGGTGGAGCCAGACCTTAAATTTCACGCGGCCTTGCAGCTTGAGCTTGAGTTGTTTTCAGACGAACTGTCCGAAATTGTCGGACGTATCACCATATAAATTATTGACCCACGGCAGGGAAAGCTATTTTAACAATCAACAAATAAGGAAACACCATGTTTGATAATACTGAGATCAGTGGAGGCAAAGAGTGCCGACCTAATTACGAGGAGGCAGCGGCAAGATTGAAAAAAAGAATTGATGCGGATCGAGGTTTTCTTAATGCATTCGCTGTTTTTTCACTTCAAGGAAGTTTCTCGTCTATTCGTGATAATGACAGACAACCATTTTATGCTATGTTTGGGGAGCTGTCTTTACGCCTTCCTAGGATGGATTCCGAATATGCGAATCTATTGACAAAAATCGAAGATAAATAACAATCAACAATAAGGAAACACCATGTTAAATCGTATTGAAATTATAGGAAATCTAGGGAAAGATGTGGAACTTCGCTACACTCAATCAGGTTCAGCGGTTGCTTTATTCTCTGTAGCTACAACTGAACGTTACAAAAACAAATCTGGAGAGAAGGTTGAGGAAACAGAATGGCACAATGTTGTTGCATGGTCTAAACTTGCAGAGATATGCGGGGAATTTTTACACAAAGGATCAAAGGTTTATATCAGCGGAAAGAGCAAAACAAGAAAATGGCAAGATAAAAATGGAAACGACAAATATACCACTGAGATCATCGCCAGTGAAATGATTATGTTGGACGGAAAAGGTAAACCAGACTCACAAGTCCAGCAGGGATATGAGCCGCCACAACATGATGCAGGACCGGTACCTTTCTGATCTGCCACGAACCATGGGCGAAGCGATTAGCCTAGCCCGGCACCTACCAAATTGAGATAAGGAGATATTATGATTGATTTTGCAATTATTAAAGTTGGCGAAAAAGTAACCGTTGTTGGGCAAGGTGCGCCAGGGTTTGCCGCACTTGGAGAGGTGTTAGAGATCACCAAGGTGGAGAATGATCGAGTATATGCCAAACGTGATAACGGAGAAGAAGCATTTTTTGCACTTACTTGCGGAGCTGCAAGACTTGAACTTACCAAGTTGAGATAAGGGGTATTTGATGAGACAGCAGAAACTTTTCGACGGAATTGAAGATAATCTTCATAAAGATGGCCAATATCTTCCTTTTCTTTCTGTCATGGTAAATGGAAAAGGGGTTGTTGACTGTGATACCGTTAAGGGTTGTTCTGCTGGTATGGCTAAATATCCAAATGGAGGTTGTTATGGTGAGTGCTATGCATATAAAACAGCAAACCGTTACGGGATAGATTTCAAAATAAGTGTTTCAAGAAAATTGTTAAATTCTCGTTTCAATAGTTGCTTCGATGTGATAAAGAATCATCATGCTTCATGGTATCGGGTTGGAACTGCTGGTGACCCTTCACACGATTGGGACCATACAATTTCAGTTTGTGAAGCATTGCAATACACTGAAAAAGTGCCGGTTATCATAACAAAGCACTGGAAGTCATTATCAGACAGCCACCTAAAAAGGCTTAAATCATTGTCTGCTGTGATAAACACATCAACAAGCGGAATGGACACAGAAGGGGAAATAAGACACCGTGTTGGACAAATAACACGAATAAAAGAGGCTGGCATTACGAGCGTGTGCCGGGTTGTTACTTGTGAATATGGCGAATCTGGATGGGCTAGAAAATGCCAAGAAAAACAGGATTATCTCTTATCGTTTGATTATGTTATTGATAATCCACTGAGAGCAAGCAAATCAAATAAGCACGTTATAGCTGGTGATATTATTTTAACCAGGCAAGACAGGTCGATTGGTGGTGGTAAATACGTGTCATTGCATCGACCTGACATTTATCTTGGGGTGTGTGAAAACTGCCCTGACCAATGTGGTGTAAAGGATTCACCACGAAAACAGAAAATAATGGGGAAAAAAATGGTACAAATGGATTTGTTCAAGAGAAATATTGAGTTTTTGTATGTTGAAACTGTAATCGGTTCAGGATATGAGCAGGACGTTGCAGCTTTGGCAATTGAGGATAAAATCGCATACCGGGCAGCCAGGAAGAATATGCAAATCCATTCAGCCATTATATTGAAAATTAACGATGTTGTTTGTGGATTTTTCACCTTCCAAAACAACCACGAGGCTAAAGAGTTTTGTTTGCTTCAATCGACAATCAAAGCAGACAGTTTTGATTTTAAAATATACGATGATATGGTAATGGCGGCTATTGCCCAAAACACAAATAACTACCCAGCTATCATCACAACAGATCCAAAGAGCAAATTTGAGACCCCAAAACGGTTCAAAAGCCTGGGGTTCAAAACCTATCTAACCATGTCAAACTATGAATATATGGTTTATGGAGATGAAAAAGACGTGCGGTTCAAGCTTCTAGCCCATATAACCATGACGAATGTTTGGAACTCACTCAAAGGGCCGTGGTTGCAACTAAAAAAAGAATGGAACAGACAAATTGAAGAGGCTGGGGAAAAGTATAATATCCCTAACCCTAAATTTGCCTCTCGTGAAGGTTGCTGGCAAGGTGCCAGTGGTTTCTCAAATGTGGTATTGTCAACTCGTTCAATGGAAGATGGCAAGGTTAAAACCAACGCTACAAAATCACATAACGGCAACGCGTCTGTTCTCGATCCGGTTGCTTGTGAGGTTATATTGAGGTTTTTCATGCCAACATCTGGGAGAAGAGTTTACAATCCTTTTGGCGGTGGGGTACAAATGGGATTTGTAGCTGGCTCGTGTGGCTTTGATTATATATCAAGCGAGATACGTCAAAATCAGTGTGATACGAACAATGCCATCTGCCAGGATCTGAACAGTGCAAAATGGATCAAAAGTGACAGCTCAACCTATACGCCAGAAGAAAGGCCAGACTTGGTTTTTAGTTGCCCACCTTATTACAAGGTTGAAAAATATGTTGATTATGATGGAGTTATTCCAGAAGGTGAGATTAACAACCTTGATACATATGAAAAATTCAGGGATACCCTTTTTGCTGGATACGACAAAGCTATTGAGGCTTTAAATGATAACTGTTTCTTTGTGGTTATGACCGGAGATAGCAGGGACAAGGATGGATCGTATCATTGTTCAGAGTCAGAAACAGAGTTGTTTTTTAAGAGCCGTGGCCTTTCTGTTTATAACAAAATAATCTACCTTGAGTGTGAATTTACACGGCTGGCACAGGCAAAGAAAACACTCAATTATCGGAAATTCCCGAAACGTGAGCAGAAGATAATTGTAGCATACAAAGGTGATATAAAGAAGATCAAAGACCTTTATCCAACAGTTGGGAGGCTGTAAAAATGGACAAAATAATTGAAGAACTAATTGATTTTAAAAAGGCCCGTGGGTGGGGAAAACACCACACCGAAGGAGAGTTGGCAAGGGCATTAATGATTGAAGTTGCAGAGCTTAATGAGCTGCTATTATGGGGAAAAAAAGCACCGCAAGAACGATATGAGGAAGAAATTGCCGATGTCTTAATCTATGCCATTAATTTTTGTATAATCCGTAAAATTGACCCAATGAAAGCGATTAAGGAAAAGATCGAAAAAAACGCCATCAAATACCCTGTTGATGTTGACAATGAAAGAAAATATGGATGGCGTGTTTAGAATTTTCTTCTGTATCTGGTAATGCGAGAAACGCGCAAGGGGGTTTTTGTTAATGTCTGAAAGCACACTCGACGACGGCATATTCCGCACCACATCCACCGGCTTAATCGGAGGCAGCAGGATAGACGCACAGTGGTTAGCCGGGGTAAATGAACGGGCAAAGCGGCTACGGGATGCAGTGAAGCGGCAAAGGGAAACGAAGCAATTAAGATTGCCGAAGATAATTGAAAATAACAATGATTTTTAACTTAGGAGTGATTTGATATGTGTGATTTTACAGCGGCAAGAATTGGTGATAATGTTTGGGAATACCCAACTGGATGGACAAAGATTGATGATACAGACCATTGCGACATTTACCCTATAAAGACTGTTAGAGGAACAACTTACACTATAAACGGTTTTCACAGGGAAAGAGATATTATGCCTTCCCTGTTTTGGGATGAAATCAGGTTTGAAATCCCTCCCCGGCCAAAGCGCAAGGTCAAGAAGGTGTTGCATGGGTGGGTGAATATTTATCTTGGATGGGAGATTATGGGGCTGTTCTACCTCTCAAAAGAATCTGCCGATAATGCGGCTTCTCCAAACCGTATGGCTTGCATCGAGATAAACCAAGAATACGAAACAGAGGAATAACCGTGAGCATCGACGGTCAAGATTATGAAAAACATGACGATTAACCTTGAAATAAAACCAGCTTTGTAATAAGATATAGAAACATCAAGCGAGTATATTCAGTTGGTCCTGGCTATACGGTGCAAGCATGATGAAAATGCGTTATAAATAGGAAATAAACATTATGAATTTTAAAATAGCTTCATGCAATCGGGACCACTTAGAGACAAATTGGCTAATACCATTTTCCTACTCTTTGCCGATTGCATGAGGCTTTTTTTCGTTTTAAGGAGACAGGATGGCAAATTCTTATGTTGAAAAGTTTAAAGATCCACAGTGGCAGAAAAAACGTCTTGAAATGTTGGATCGTGATGAATGGACTTGTCAGATGTGCGGCGATAAATCTTCTCCGTTAAATGTTCATCATAAATGGTACAAAGAGGGGATGAACCCATGGGAATATCCAGACTCGTGCCTTGTAACTCTTTGCGAAGATTGCCATTCGTCCGAACATGAATGTAAAAAAGAATATACAGACGTACTTCTTGCGGAAATACTAGGTAAAGGTTTATTTTACTCTGACCTCCTTGATTTGGCATGTCAATTTAGCTTTATGACACCAGAAGACTTTAGACAAAGATTTCAAGTGTGGAATAATCAATGGAATAAAAAAAAAGAAACCAATAAGGACGGAGAGTGAACACAGATATTCGGTTGTCTGTGTCATTTAAGGGGCACAGAAAGAGAAAGAAGTTCAAAATGCTTTTAAACCATTTATCGGCAACTGATTTCCTTATTGATTTGTGGATTACAGTTGCCATTGACAGGCCAGATGGAAGTCTTGAGGGCCTTGATGCTCTCGATATCTGCCTTATGGCTGGATGGGAAGGTGAGTGTGACCATTTTGTTGATTCATTATTGAGTGCAGGGTTCCTTGATAAAACAGAAAATGGTTATAAAATTCACGAATGGGCTGATCACAATGGTTATGCGTCAGGCGCAAAGTTAAGATCAGATGCGGCAAAAAATGCGGCAAAAATACGATGGAATAAGAGGTTAGGAATAAAAGAGCAATGCGAAAGCAATGCGCCAGCAATGCCACCGCATAAAAAGGGCAATGCCCCATCTCCTATACCAATTCCATCTCCAATTCCATCTCCATCTCCATCTCCATCTCCATCTCCATCTCCATCTCCATCTTTAAAAGAGGTGGAGCCAAAAGAAAAAAGAAAAAAACCACACACCTTTTCTTTTTCCGATATCGTAGCTCTTGGCGTAGATGAAGATATTGCCAAAGATTTTATTCTTCACAGAAAAGCAAAAAGAGCGCCATTAACAGAAACAGCATGGAATGGAATAGCAAGAGAAATAGCTTTATCTAAAATGACTGTTAGCGATGGGATATCAATGATGATGACAATGGGGTGGACTGGATTTAAGGCTGATTGGGATTCAGTGAAAGCCTACCAGCAAAATCACATTAAATCCAACACACCCGGAATGATTGGCGGGTTAAATAAGAGGCCACTATGAACCCGAAAGAGGTTAATGACAGATTAGTTGACATGGTTGATTCTGTGGCCTGTCACCTTTTGCCTAATGGAAAGCGTGAAGGCGGTAATTGGTGCTCTGGGTCAGTAGCAGGCGAGCCAGGACATTCATTAAAGGTTTGTATCAACGGGGCAAGGGCTGGATTGTGGTCTGATTTTTCCAGCAATTCAAAGGGCGGTGATCTTCTGGAATTATGGGTGCAGACGAAAGGTATTTCTTTTATCGAGGCGCTGAAAGAGGCAAAAGAGTTTGCCGGAATAACAGATACGCAGCCCTCGTTTTACCCAGAACGGAAGAAGAAGGCACATGTGCAGAAACCTTCATGCACCAAGCCAAGCGATGCAGTGGCAGATTGGTTTACAGGAAGAGGTATAACTCAATCCACGTTAGATGCCTACAAAATAGGCCAGCAGGGAAACACCATAGTATTCCCTTTCCTGTCACCGGAAGACAAACTTGAACTGGTTAAATATCGGGACTTGGACGCAGAGAAAACCGGAAAGAAAAAGATATGGTCAAACCAAGATCCGGATTATCATTTATTCGGATGGCAGGCAATAAACGACAATGACCGTTTTGTTGTCCTTACGGAAGGAGAGCCTGATGCAATGTCATATTTTCAACAGGGTTTCCCTGCTCTATCAATTCCGCAAGGGGCCGGAGACGGAGAAAAGCAGCAAGCATGGATCAGGAATGACTTTGAACGTCTAGAAAGGTTTGAGACGATTTATGTATCAATGGATATGGACGCTCCTGGGCAATCCGCAATAAAGCCGATAATCGAGGCGTTAGGGGCCGACCGTTGCAAGATTGTCAACCTTGGCGAGTACAAGGATGCAAACGAGGTTCACGCCGATGGTGAACTGTTAAAAGGTTATCTGGATAGAGCCAAGACTAAAGATCCTGATGAGCTGAAAAGTCTACACGAATACCACGAGGAAATTTTAAAGGAATTTCAGGGGACAGGGGTCACAGGGGCAAGGCTTCCATGGGCGAAAACAAACTCGACAATAAGGCTTCGACCTTCTGAAATATCGCTATGGGCCGGGGTAAATAGCCACGGAAAGAGTGTTTTACTGAATCATGTGGCTGTTGACTGTATGGCGCAAGGGGAAAAGTTCTGTATCGCCTCAATGGAGATGAAGCCGGAGAAATTAGGGCGGAAGATGTACCAGCAGATTGCAGGGGCCGATATGCCTGACAAAAGAACGGCGAGCGAGATACTTAAATTTATTGATGGACGGGTATGGATATTTGAGGCATACGGGACAACCAAGGCAGACAGGGTATTGGAAGTTTTCAGATATGCTCGGCGCAGATATGGAGTGACACACTTCATTGTCGATTCTCTGGCAAAGTGCGGATTTGGCGAAGATGATTACAACGGGCAAAAGGCGTTTGTTGATAGGTTGATGGAATTTGGCGGCGAGTTTAATGTACATGTCCATCTTGTTGTCCATATTAGAAAACTGGCCGATGAAAGCAAGATACCAGGCAAGATGGATGTAAAAGGAACAGGGGCAATCACCGACATGGTGGATAATGTTTTCATCGTGTGGAGAAATAAGCCGAAAGAAGAGCAGTTCCAAATTGACCAGATAAATGTTCCTTCTAATCCTGATACAGTTTTAAACTGCGTCAAGCAACGAGAGACAGGGGAAGAGCCAATGGTAAACCTTTATTTCCATAGGCCAAGTTGCCAGCTTTTAAGCTACTGTGATGAACCACCAAAAGAATATTTATTCCTTGAGAGGTAAAAAATGGATGAACCAACCGATAAATGCGCCATCTGCGGCCAACCGATAGACCTTACAGCTCTCCACGCATGGGACAAATGAATTAAGTGCCAAAAAGGTGAACTTACGCCACAACATAAAATTAAAAAGGGGAAATCATGGAGTTGAATAAATATCTTGACCAAGTGGCATATAAAGATTCAATGGAAATATGTGGTGAACAAACAAATGTGTGGAAAAATAAATTTGATGATAGCTATATGACACACGTTGGCATGGAGGAAAATGTCAAATTTTTAGCAGACCGTGAAATAACCGAACAACTAACTCACGGTGTTGGCTTCAGCCCCAAAGATGGTAAGTGGTATGGGTGGAGCCATCGAGCTATATATGGGTTTGAGGTTGGCTCTACCTGTAAAAAAGGCGATTGTCATTATTTTGGTGTAGATGTGGCGGCAGCTATTGAAGCGGCTAAAGAGTTCTGGTCTGACGAAAACCACATTAATGTCAAGGCTGGTGAGGTAAGAGATGGAAAAGTTCACATCTCATGGGAGTATGATGATAAAACCCCAAACGAAAATATACGCGGTACAATAAGTGGCGTAGATCATCATCTTGAAATTGGCCGTGGCGAGTGGGTGGCTAAAACGATGGAGGATGCCAAGATAATGGCACAAGACTTCAATAAAGGAGTTAGTTAATACGACAAGGGAAAACAGAAACCAATACACAGGGAGTGAGAGAATGCTAGAGGGTAAAGGATTTACCACCGAATATTTAATGGAACTGGAGCGAAAAGCTAAACTGTATGATTCAATCCAAAACGCTGCTAAGAATTTACCTGACGGGTGGAAGGTTGCATTGTGGATTGAAAACGGCTATGGGGGATGGTCAGTTATCCCTCCTGGAGGAGTAGAGCACAATGTGGACGCTAATGATCTTCCGTTTGCCGACCAACTTGATTCTATTGTTGAAATTGCGCGTGGTGATGGTAATCTTTAGGACTATCCATAGCTAGACGCGCCGGAATCAGCCAAGGCAACCGCAGAATGGCCCCTTGAATGATTGACTACGGAATGTTCACAAGAAGAGGCGCTGAAAGAGATCGTCTTTTCAAAATAATATTATGACGAGGGGGAATGATGAAAAAGCGAGTGCTGAAAAAAGTTGGCAGGTATAAGTGCCCAAGGCACAGCCAAAGAGAAGGTGGTGTCTTTAAGCACTACCAACTCAAAACTGGAAGATGGGTTTCTTCATGTACCTATTGTTTTATATGTGGAAACGTTAAAGATGGTCGGCAGGTATCTAAGCCAATAACCACAAAATAAAGATAACACTTAACCGAACGTCAGAACGTACCACGCCGCACCTGAAAACATCGTGGCGGTGGCAAAGAATCATAAATTAAGCATAAAACAGGGTGATAACATGGGAGAGAAATTAGATGTCGAGGATATTAAGAGGCACAAGGCCGCATATCGTGGAGACCACCTTTACGTTTCAGTATCTCCGCTGAAAGTACACCTATCTATTGCGAATATAGATGAGTTCAGGACGCTCGCAGGCATACAACTCATTGAGAGGATGATAAACGAGCTTATAGACAGAGGCGCAACGCTGGAAGAAATAGCTAATTTCTGTTTTGAAAGCTCTTACCATCGTGGCGACATACCTGAGATATTGAGCAAGGCACTGGTGGCATAATGACTCTATCCTATGACGAAGCGCGTTGCTCAGGCACCAACGCCGAACTCTGCCAGAAATGCGCCCGTAGAGATCCAGGGCGTGACGAATATCAGAGCCATGTTGGGCCTGAGTATGATATGCTGAATAACTTTTGCATGAACTGGATTCCGAAGGGGAATAATGAAAAATATAGCAATGGTTCCACACTCAAGACGACTGCACAAAAGAATATGGTGGCAATGGAAAATGCCATGGTGGTGGGAGCAGTTATGTTATGAGTTAAAAATACAGAGATATTACGGAGTATAACGCAAAGCTTAGCGGCAGGCCACTGGACATGGCCTGACATACTGCACGTAATCCTGTCCGCTGGAGTGACTGGTTATGCCAATACTTGATTGCTTTACTGATGAGCAAAAATTGGCTCTTGTAAAATATGAAAATTTATCTGGCTTTGAACCTATGCACCAAGACGAGTTTGCTGCGGGGGAAATGTCATTTGAAGAATTATGGAGGTCTAACCAGCATTGGTTTCATAGCTTACAAAACGAAGTAAGTAACATAAATGCTCCAGTCGGTATTGTTGACGATGATGGGTTTGATTTAATCCATTTTATTGATCACATTGAAAGAGCATAACG